TGGGTCAAATCACTATTTGAAATTATATTTAATCTGGCGCAGCGAGGAGTTGGAAGATTCAGAGGGTAATCGCCATTTTTTGAAATATATTCACTCCAATCTATTCGAGACTTAACTTCAAAACCATTTGCTTTTAAGGCATCTTGTATATTGTTTACACTATTGCCTTGGAGATTGAGATTTGATACTTCAAGGTTCTTGGTTTCCATACTATGCTCATGCTTTTTACCTTCAGAATCTCTATATGCAAGAACCCTATCATCTGCATCAGTTGTAATTTCAGTTCTCCCTTCGGGGTCTTCAATATGCTCAAACTCTGTTGGAATAGTCTCAGACATTACCTTATAGAGATAATGGCTACCATCAGGAGCAGTATATCCAATTACCTTACCCTCGGCATCTGTTTCAACAGAAAGATATTCATCATTCTCTATTGTAGAAAGATGAGATGTACGCTCTTTGATGTCTGATATATCAATAATAGCATTGGAGATAAAAGTACTAATATCAATGCTACCAACAATCATGTGACCATCATCAGCACGGAAACCACCAAGAACCTTGTTCTCTGCATCAATGATAGCATAAAGCCATTCCTCATTGGTTATTACAGAGTACATTTCATGGTTAGGGAAGTATGGCTCTCCGTCATATTTGATTCCTGCAAGGATTCTGTTTTCAGCATCTACTACTGCAATGATATATTCATCATTAGAAATATAGAAGAAGCTGTCAGCAACATCAAGGTTTATCAATCCCTTACCATCTTCCTTTGGCTGAAAAGTTTTAAGAGCTTCCTTGATAGCCTTAATATCATCAAGCCACTGAGCCTTGGCTGCCCAACAAGTACCATCTTGCTGAATACCAAGAAGAGGATGATTAGCAGCATCAAGAATAACCCAAAGGAACTCTTCGCTTTGAGAAATGTGGTACATTTCATTCTGAGGATAATAAGGCTTACCAGTATCTCTATAGATACCAAAGAGAACTCTATCCTCAGCATCTACTATAGCTTTGATAAACTCCTCATTCTCGATTACTCTAAAGCACTCTTTTACTGCATCCTCAATGAGGGATTTGCCTTCCTCTTTATCTACCTTCTTTTCGTCAATGACTGCAACCTTCTCGTCAATGGTTGCCTTGTATGCTTCCATTGCTTCGGTAAGGGTTTGCTGGAAGCTCTCGTTGTTGGCGATGATTTCATTGAGAGCCTTCTGAATAGGTTTAGGGATGCCGACTGCCCAGTCGATGCTGCCATCTATACGGATGCCCCAAAGGAACTTGTTTTCAGCATCTGTGTAGGCACGCAACCACTCCTCATTGGTTTCGTAGTGACCGAGATTATTGACGAGTTCGTCGATGGCGTTCTGAATGTTTTGAGCATCAAGACCGCTCTGTGTATTGTCGTAGGTTACTGCCGAACCTACAGACGCACCTCCACTGATAGCTATACCATCTACGGTGTCCTTGATTTGCTTGGTCTTGGTTTGCAGGTCGGAAATATCATCATCGTTAGAAGAGATTTGCCGCTGATGATCTGCAAGCGTGCTATCTACATTCTGTATCGTCTCTATGAGATTTTCAGGAAGACCTGCTGCCGCCTTGAAGATTTGAAGCAGTTCCTTGTCGAACTTATCCTGTGTAACGGATTCTGGTGCTAACTTTGAATTAGTAACAGAACCTTCGGCAAGTTTCTCTGTTGTGACAGACTTGTCGTTGAAGTCGGCTGTCTTAATCAGCGGCACCTTCGTTCCAAGCTTTTCATCTTGTCTAAATGTAGGCATATTTTATTTCTTTTGGTTCTGTAGAAGTGAATATTTGAATTTGGACGGTATCGGGAATGACCGAGATACGAAACTCGAAGGACCGGGTGTCCTTGTGGCGACGTATTGGGACGCGAGGGAAATTTCCCTTATCATCTGATTGACGGATAACCACCTTTCCTTTTTCCCTTAGCGTGATTCTTAGGAAAATATCACGGCGAAGAGTAAGGATTGTAGTTACCCACGCAAGTTCATTGGCATCGTATGTGGCTGTTACATTCTCCATATCGTCTTTATTTTGAGGTTTGATTTACGCCTAGCTGTTGCAGGGCGATGGTGTACATCTGGCTAGCTTTGGTATCATCGTAGGCTGAGAGGAGCAGAAAGGCGATATAATAGATGAAGGCATTCTTTAGTTTGTCCGGAATGGAAACATCTGTTGTGGAAGCGTCTGTGCTCACAGACTTAGGTACGCCCACATAGGTAATGACCGCCGTTGAAGTCTTGGGCTGCATGAGGATCTTGATTGGATTCTCTCGCATGATGGCAGCCTGTGGGCGATCAATGGTACCTTTGGCGGTGTCGTCGTACATCATAAGAGCTTCATCATCAGTGTCCTCTACTGGGGTGACTGCCTTATACCAAGAAGCGCCACGAATGCGGTTGATGGTAATAATCTCCATATTGGAAGGCATGGTGATAACACCGATGTTGTGATTAGAATCAAAATCGGACACCTGAATTGTGTCGGAAGTCGAGCCTATGCTCTTGGAATCGGACAGAGCAGGCGAAGATGCAGCAGTAATAGCTATCCAATGCAGCGCATCGTTTATCTTCGACTTGATGATGTTGTCCATATACAAATCATCCTTCTCATCGGCAATTTCCGATGTGTTGTTGGATTCCTCGTCTATGCACCAACGTACTGCCTTTATGATTTCCTCTATACTCATTTACACCTTATTATATATATTACTCCTTGCCGTAATCTGGGAAAACAAGACCAGCCTTGTCTGCATGCTTCATGGCAGTTTCAAGTGTCCTGCAATCCTTATCAAAACGGTTGTTTATGTAATTAATAACTTCTTCCGCTGTACGGATGCCTGCTATCTCCTCTTTCTGTGACTTTTTTGTAGCCTTCTTTGCCGGCTCGTCTACGGTTGACTTTAATGCGGCATTCTTTTCCTCTTCAAGTTTAGCCTTTTCTCCAGGGTACTCTTCTTCCTCATGGTCGAGAATAATAGTATTGTTGGCAAAAAGCAAGCTAGACTCTAGAAGTTCCTGACAGTATCGGTTTCGCAACGTAAGTGAAGGATATTTATTAATAATAACATTACCATTTGCGAAAGGATAGCGAACCTGATTGCCCTGCTTACCTGAAAGCAGATAGCTAATGCTATTTTGATTTACTCGTGCTTTATATGTCTTAATCATATTTATTCTTGATAAATGGAGGGCAGGGCAACATGCTCCTGCCCCCAATGGTTTATTGTGATAATTTACTGCGCTGTATCTTGACCTGCGTAGAGAGTCCAAGCGGTACCAGTATAGTACAAAACTGTACCTGCCTCATACTTGACATCATCAGTAGGTGAATTAGCACCCTTTATGGTGTAGTCTTGCGTGAGCGCAACCTTCATACCTTTTGATGGAGCCTTAGGAAGTTCCTTAGCAGAAATGATGGCACCGAGTGACTCTGTGGCAATCTTAGCAATCTTATCAGCAGGTCCAACTAAGATTGAGTTGTAACCACGAAGTGCTACACTATCTGCCTCCTGATGAATCCATCGCTTAGCGTCACGGACCTCACCACCTCCCTTAGACATATCATTGGTCTGCTCCTTCTTGCCAATCTTGACGTATCGGCGAGAAGCCTTAGGGTCAAAGATAACCATGAAGTCTGACATACCCATGAGGTCGAGAGTCTGAGTCCAAACGAAATCAATAGAACCGAAAGTGTCCTTGAATCGCTTGAAGGTAAGGTCGAACTCGTTGTGATTAATGAAGTCGTTCTGATGGCTACCCTCCAACTTAATATTCTCCAAACGTTCTATGGCGTTCTTACCACAGAAGGCGAAACAACGATCATTCTCAGAGAATTCTGTGAACTGGAGTTTGGAAATAGCAATCAAATCGCCAAGCGTGTAAGTATCACCGATGGAGTACGTGTTGGTGAGCTGATTAATGATACCTTCAGAGGTATAAACATCCTCAATCTGTCCGTCGCCGGTTTCAGCCTTGAAACGAGACTTGCATCCAAGCAAATAAGTACGCTCAGCACGGAGGTTATATTTGATGATAGCATCGGTCTTTAAGTCGGCAACGGTAATAGGCTGTTCCTTCTTTACCTTCTCGTAGTCATCTGTAAAAACGATGTTCAAGAGTTTCTTCTGAACATACACTTCTTTCTCGCGTGGTTGGAAGTTCTCTGGCGTAATGGTGAGCTGAGACTCAGAAGCAGCAGATGCACCAGCAAGGAATGTTGTTCCTACAGGAATCTCTGGACAAGTCATGTTGTCAAGATTGTCTCTTGTGTCTCCACTAACCTTCGGCTTTCCGTTGACTGCCTGCATGACCGCTTTTTTACCATTAGCCTCAATCACATAAAGCATCAGCGTGCCCTCTGTTTTGGTCTGTGAGCCGGGTGCATAACCTGAAACGCCAGAAGCAAAGACAGTAGTGCCTTTATAGAATGGGCGAATAGAACCAGAGAAGTTCGTTGAATTAATCTCGATGGTGTCAGCAGTTTCAATCTTCTGAATAATCTGCCCATCAAGAGTTTCGCCACCGACACGCTGATGTGAGATTGACCAGTTCTTGATATTTACAGTTTTTGCCATACGGCGAACAATGGAAAGAAGCGGTGTCTTGAAAGGATAGAACTTAACAATCTCACTATCCCACTCCTTATCAAGCAGACCACCCTCACGAAGCTGTGTACTAGAAGCCTGAGAGCCTGTAAGGTTTTGACCATCTTTATTTCCACCAGGGCTAAGTCTGTCGTTAGTTTTAGGGTCTACTGGCTCTTTTGAGGCAACAGTCTCTTTACTTGCAGGATTTACACCCTCGTCACCAATTTGTGGCTCCACAAGGTCTGCTACAGCCATCATACCACCACCTGTAACTACGGCAACAAGCATCAGAATCATCTTCATAATGAACTGACCGCTCATAAAATTCTTAAAACAATTTTTCTTCATTTTATACATATATTTATGGATTAATTACTTCTAATATCATCAAAGAAACTTTCACGTTTCTGTTTCTTTGCCGGTTTATTTCCTGCACCTGAACTAGAAAGAGAAGGAGGAATGCCTTCTGTGCTAGAAGAGCGAACCTTATTCTGAATCTTCTCATTTCGGGCTTGCATGGCCGCCTCATCGCGCGCCGAACTGATGTCGGAATCATAGTTATTGGCATTGTGGAGCATCTTCCAAATATCATCTGAAATATCGCCACTCTCTACCTTGTCGTGAATCTCGTAAATCTGGGACCACATATCCTGCGCATCATCGGGATAGAGCTCCATCAGGCGTTCAAGCGACTTGCGCATGTTGGCAGTAACCTTCTCGGTAGCCTCGTTCTGTTCAGCCACGTCCTCGTTGTGCTTGGCGAGAATCTCAGCGAGTTTCTTGCCGCCTTCAGGATCATCAAGCAACGTCTTTACATCAATACCCAAGCGAGCCATCGCATCAAACGGATTGTCGTCCGGATTTTTCTCCATATCCATCGCCAGAGCAGCGAGCCACTTGTGCTTATCGAATACTTTAGATAATGCCTTACCGCTCTGTTCGTACTGTCCGAGCAAATCAGCATCATCATTCATTGCCGCATAACGAGTTTCCTTGTCTTCGAAGTCGATGTCAGCATGGCGTTTCTTGAACCGGTCAGAGAAAGCCTTGCGATTAGGGCGGTCCTCTACAGGAGCTTCATCTGTAGCAGCCTCAGCAGGTGGAGCCTGTTGAGCGCCACCTTCCTCATTCATCTGTGCTAATTCTTCTTTTGTCATATCTCTATACTGTTTGAAACTTTTCGGCAAAAATGCAAATAATTTGAAGAAGTTTTGCCGTGCTCCAACCTTGCGCTTGGTGGTTGGTTGGAACACGGCAAAGAAAGCCATGTTTTTGCCTATTTTTGCGCCTATAATTAATAATGTATAAGAAAATGGTAAAGGCAAGAATACTGACACTTAGCAAAGTGATGCCTCAACATAACAAGTATGACTCGGTTAAGGCTCGCAAGCGAAGACAAGAACACGGCAAGGACGAAGAGTTACTCAGCCGATGCAGAAATGCTTGGAATAACCTGAGCGGTGTGCGAGAAACGAGGGCGAGAACGATGCGCTACTGTATGGGCGACCAATGGAGCGACACCATCAGAGTGTACCATCATGGTTACTGGGAGGAAATGACGGAGCGCACCTATATGGAGGAGCGCAACCAGACACCTATGAGCAACAACATCATGGTGAGCATACTAGAATCTATTGCCGGTCTTTATGCCAAGCAGGGTACGGAACCGGTCTGCTTTGCAAGAGACAGCGACTCCCGACAACTGAGCGACATGATGAGTGCCACGATGCAATGCAACTGGCAGACAACGTACATGCAAGATGTGCTGAACCACGCCATTAAGGACTATCTTATGGGCGGCCAGATGTTTGTTAGGGAGAGTTGGGAGGCAAAGGAACTTGAAATGCCAGACTCATGGACAGACGCGATGGAACCCGACCACATGTTTTTTGAATGCGGCAGCGACCCACGACACAACGACGTGAGTCTTATCGGTGTGCTGCATGACGTGAGCCGAGAAGATTTGTATCAGAAGTTTGCCAAACAGGAATATGGACTTACAGAAGAAGATCTGAACGCCATCTTTGATATTTATCCTTCGGACGATAACAGCTACGGCTATGAGTTTAACGAAGAAAAGGCTTTGGAGAATCTTAGTTTTGACCATAGCAACAAGGGAAGACATTACTCTAGAGTGATTGAGGTGTGGACCACGGAAACCAAGCCAAGACTGCAATGTTTTGACCCGATTGCGACCACAGGAACCGGTGCTTACTTCCGCATAGATTTGGATGATACTGCGATGATACAGAAGCTGCGCAACGACAATATGAAGCGCAAGCAGCAGTATGACGAAATGGGTATAGCGGAAGAAGACAGGGCGTATATCACCAGCGAGGAGATTGCAGATAAATATTGGTATTATACCTATATGGCGCCAGACGGAACTATCCTCTGCCAGGGCGAAACTCCATACGACTATAAGAGCCACCCTTTCACGATGAAACTCTATCCGTATATCAACGGAGAGATTCATCCATTCCTTGCCAACATCATAGACCAACAGAGATACATCAACCGACTGATTGTGATGAACGACATGGCCATCAGAAGCAGTTTTAAGGGATTCAAGATGATTCCTACAAATGTGCTTAACGGCAGAACACCAGAGCAGTTTATGGAAGAGGCGGTAGAGTATGACGGATGGATATTCTACAAGCCATCGGTAAAAACGCCGAATGCGAAGCCAGAGATTATCACATCGAATGCCGTGAACATCGGTACGAATGAACTCTTGCAGATAGAGCTGAACCTGATTCGAGAGGTTACCAACGTGAGCGGTGCTTTGCAGGGTAAGACCCCATCGGCAGGAACTTCTGCAGCCAGATATGCACAGGAAAGCCAGAATGCAACCACGTCTCTGTATACCATCCTTGCCGATATGGACGTGTTCACGGAGAAACTGGCAACCAAGAAGTGCATGACTATACAGCAGTACTACGAAGACGGAAGAAGGGTTTACGACCGGAACTTCAATACGGTTTACAAGTACGACCGCCTTTCGGCAAGAGATATTCACTTCAAGATCAGTATCAAGAATGCGGCAGCTACAGCAGCCTTCAACACGATGCAGAACGATACGCTTGACAGGCTTCTTGAAATGGGCGGTATCAACATCATCCAATATCTGCAGAACCTCAACGCACCATTTGCAGACAAGTTGCTTGCTAGCGTACAGGAGCAGCAGGCTCAGCTTGAACAGATGTATCAGCAGCAACAGGCAATGGCCCAGCAGCAAGGCGGCGGTCAGGTAGAGAACGGAATTGTGCAGGGTGCAGACCAGAATGCGGTAGCACAGGCACAGAGTGCATTAGGATATAACAGAGCAGCATAAGGTATGGAAGTACAGATAACGATAGAAATGGAGAAGGTGATGAGTGAGGTAAACAAACACTTCGCTCTCATCGGAAAACGCCTGAAAGATAAGAACGGCGATACGATGTTTGCCAAGACCACCCTATCTTCGGAAGAGAAAGGTATCATGAAGCAGTATATCAACGCTGCGGCAGAAACATTTGTAGCAGAACTGGCACCACAAGTAACCTATTACAAGAACGGAGACGCGATGGTTATTAAGTTCGAAAACAGCAGATGGGCAGACGGAGAAGACGGTATTACCGTTCCATTTGAAGGCAACTTCATGGGGTATGTGATAGCCTATGTATCGAATGCGGTATTGGGAATGACCGAGGCAGAACTGGCACAGAAGTATGCTGCGGACATGGCGAACCATGTAGCAGCGGCCATCAAGCTGATTTATCACAAGACCCCACCGGCAAGCAGCAACAAGAGTCTGGCAGACATGACAGGCGAAATAATCATTGACTAAAAAGGATAAGCTATGATCATAAAATTTCAAATTATCAAATCGGTAGTGATGGAGGCAGTAAAGTCGACAACCTACCTGAAAGCAAAGATAGATACTGCGGCAGACGAAAAAGCAGCGAAAGTAAGCTTTAACGAGGCTGCCGGCGACGATGAGGTTCACGAAAGAACGCTGACCCACGACTTCGATACAGCCCTGGAAGTATTGAAGACCATCTTCGTAGACTATCTTGTTCCAACGCCTCAGACTATTGGCGACAACGCCATCTACTATGGAAGCGGAACGGATGATATAGTGGAGTTCACCCTATCGGTATCAAGACGTTATAACGGAACGCTGACCGACGCACTGGCTAGGTTGTCAGCAAGATACGTGGAGGACTACATGATATACCAGTGGTGGCTGAAAACAACAAATCTGAAACAAGCGGAGCCATACCAAGCTACACTTGCATCAGATGAGATAGCCATCAGAAAGTGCTTCGTGATGAGTGGCCCGGTGGTCCCTACCGTTCCTTATCCAACCGAGCTGACCGCAAAGGTGAATGGTGAGGGCGTGGAAGGTGAGATAACTCTAGAGAAGGGAGAGGAAGCTACCCTATCCTACTCGCTCAATGATGGAGCGATTGATGATATTGAGGCAAGAAGCGAAGACCCAAGCATCATAGAGATACACCGATGCAGGGATAGACGAGCCTTTACTCTAGTACCGGTAAATACCGGTTTTTGCAAGGTGAAGCTATGGTCAAGACATAGCGACAAACTGGAGTCCACTTGCGATGCCATCGTAACTGAGGAGGAAGGAGTTTTATAATATTAAATAATAAGATATGAGCTACCCAGAGTTTAATAAATTACACCCAACACATTTTATCCGAGAGAGAGGATGGAAGCCCGAACCAAATCCTTTCTTGCCGAAGCCACGAAGAGCAGGGCACGGCTATTGGGATAAACACATCTTTATCTATGCTACCCAACTCTGGTATGACATAGATTCAAACACCAACATGGTAGGACGAGCAAGACGGAACATGAAGGACGCGCAAAGTGAAGACATTCCGACAAGCGAGAACGATCAAGAGCGCCCGCTCTTCTACCGATGGTTTGACAAGTATATTAATAAGGTAGAAGCGAATCTGTCTGCCTATGTAATGAAACCAGAAGGAAGGGTAAGAGATAATGCCCTGCGAGAATGGGATGAGAAGGAGATATGGCTAAAATTTCCCGACTACTGGGATGATACAAAATATGATGCACTCGTCAAGCTGATACACGACTATATCGTGACCGGTGCGCTATACGAATACTTTATGCGCACATTGACAAGCAAGGACCCTCTGACGATAGACCAGATGAACCAACTGGACGAACTGGAGATAGACATCATAGACTGCGCCAACTCTACCAAGCCGGGCAGTATGATTCATACTCTGAAACCCTTCGGATAATAAAAAAGCGAGCGTATGGAAGATTTTGAAATGGATGGATTTAAGTCTGTAAGGGAGATACAGAAAGAGAAGAAGGAGAAGGTAAAGAAACTTCTCCCTGCAAGAAAGAGTGCCCAAAAGGAATATATACGTGACTGGCTGGCAAGGAGCCAAGAGCAGTTTGAGGATTGTATGAACCAACTGGCAGAGTATGATCCTAAGACGTACGTCACCATCTACAAAGACCTTACCAAGCACATGATACCAAAGCAGACAGAAGTAAGCGTTACCCACGGAATAGATGCAGACTTCAAGCAGCTTATGGCACTCGGTATGACAACCGTAGAGGACGAAGACGAGGCAGACGTACTGGATATAAGCAAAGCACCCGAGATACAGGATGCAGATTTTGAGGAACTAAACGATTTGACGGATGGCTCTAGTAACTGAACAGGAAATAGATAATCTCGTAGCGGAAAATCAGGAGCGATACGATGAGATTTATGGCACCTACGACCCTATGACGGGCGAAGGTTGCTATAACTTTGAGCATCGTGTGAAGATAGAGCTATCCGATTTCTTCATTCCCAAGATGTGGGTTCCGAAGAAGACTGCCAAATCTGTTCTGTTCAGAGGTCTGAGAAAGATGGGCAGCCTGAAAGACTACATCAACTATGTGGTGCACCAGAAGGATGATGCCCAGCATTTCCAAATGCTTACCTTCGCCATCTGTAGAGTGAGGTTCATGGAAGACCCCGAGTTTGCCCTATACGTGACCGATAAGATTGAGGATAAGAAGACCGGTAAGATGATTCCTTTTAAGCTGAACTATCCTCAGAGAAAGCTACTGAAGATCATGGAAGACCTGCGGAATGCCCACAAACCGGTGTTCGTGGTTATTCTGAAGGCACGTCAGTGGGGCGGCTCTACCCTATCACAGCTTTACATCAAATGGATTCAAGACTATAGGCGCGATGGTTGGAATGCCATTGTGCTTGCCCAACAGAAGAATACCGCCAAGAAGATTAAGGCGATGTACCGAAAAGCTTTGGAGCGGCAACCAGGGTGGACCGTGGGGCATCCGGGCGCAAAACTTCAGTTCTCGCCATACGAAAATTCTCCCGACGATTTTCAGGTAACGGATGGTGTGAAAGCAATCAGACGAAGTACGCTGACGGTAGCATCCTTCGAGAACTTCGATTCGGTGCGTGGTAGTAACTTCCACTGCGCCCACTATTCGGAGGTAGCCTATTGGAAGAAGACACCAGAGCATGATCCTGAGGGTGTGATTTCTTCTATATCCGGTGGTATCGACCCATTGGAAGACAACGTGGAGATATTCGAGAGTACCGGTAGGGGTAACTCTGGTTTCTTCTACGACAAGTGCCAGTTGGCAATGGACCCAAAGAATAATGATGCTTATTCGTTCCTCTTTATTCCTTGTTTCTTCATCGAAAAGGATATGACTCCTGTAGAGAACAGAAGAGCATTTGCCAAGTGGCTTTTGCAGAACAGAGACCGAAGCACCTGTCCGAAGGGCTATCGTGAGACAGGAAAGTTCTTCTGGCGAATGTGGCAGAAGGGTGCTTGCTTTGAGGCGATAGAATGGTACCGAAACTACAGAAACAAGTTTACCACCCATGCGGCATGTGCTACCGAGGCTCCTATTGATGAGGAAGATGCGTTCAGAAACTCTGGTAGACTGGTATTCAATCCTTATTCTATAGACGACATGCAGGCTATGTATAAGCAAGAGCCTAAGTTTACTGCCGACATCGTGGTAAACATCAGCGTGAAGGATGATAACACCATTCCGAACTCGAAGGTGAAGCTGAGAGACGATGGAGAGGGAGACTTGAAGATTTGGGCTGTACCAAACTGTCTGCAAGTGGAGAACAGATATTTGGTAAGCGTGGATATTGGCGGTAAGAGTACGACATCGGACTATACCGTTATGACCGTGATAGACCGATTCGGTATGATTCCTACCGTGAAGGGCAAGCCAAAGGTGGTAGCTAGATACAGAGGACATGTTAGACATGATAAGCTGGCATGGATGGCTGCTGCCCTAGCCCATTATTATGATGATGCGTTGCTGGTGATAGAGAGTAATACGGCCGACCGAGAGAAGAACAATAACACGGAGGGTGATCACTTCCTGACTATTCTGCAGGAGATAGCCGACTACTACGATAATCTGTATCAGAGAACGAGCAGTTCGGAGAATGTGGAAGATAACGTGCTGGCTAAATATGGTTTCCAAACCAACAAGCTGACGAAGCAGCAGGTGATTGATAACTTGGAAGAGTTTATTGATGATAACCTGTATGAGGAGCCTGACAAGGAAATGTATCATGAGTTGCGCATCTATGAGCGACATGATGATGGCAGCTTGGGCAACATCGTGGGTAACGGAAACCATGATGATGTGGTAATGAGTACCGGCATCGGTCTCTTTGTGAGTCTTACGGACATGGAGAAGCCTAGCTGGAAGAAAGCAGAAAGAAGAAGCCGTGGTGGCGATGGTGTTCATACGGCGGCGAAAATTTAAGTCAATGTTAAATGATGAATTATTATGGAAAGAAACTTAGAAAGACAAACTTTGAGCTTTAGCAAGGGCATGACGAATGTGCCTAGCGACTTGCTTTCAGATGATTCTGAACTACTGGAGAGTGACGGATTTATCTTTAAGGATGGAGAAATGAAGGCGGTACAGAAGGGGGTAAGTATCGGCAACGTTCCTTATAAGATAATGTACGTTCACAAGATGGCTGACTATGAGAATATCATTGCCTATGATGGTACGACGAATATATACTGGTATACCAAAGATGATAGTGGAAATATCGTAAGCCCACCCGATGGAGTAACGAAAAGTTTCAATGTAGGAACCGTTTATGACGTAAACAGCATAGGCAACACGTTGGTTTGCGCCACAAGCGAAGGGATTCACTATTTGCTTTATAAAGGAAATAAATACAAGGATTTGGGTAAAGAGTTGCCTCGTTTAGACTATAATTTTACTTTTGAACGACCAACAGGTAACTACAGACAGGAAGAAAGCGGAAGAACTTTATGTAATGCCGAGAATGCTGTTGAGACAAAAAGAGGAGAGAGCTATTTCAACCCCTTAAACCATAAGTTTATTCAGGCGGGCGGCGTAAAACCAGATGGTAGTGAAACCAAATCATATACAATGTTTAGCATTAAGGTATCATCAGATTCAAAATATGAGAATGAGTTTCAAGAAACCATCCAGGGGCATGTAGCGCAAGCCATAAACTGGGTTAAGAGCAAGAACATGTTTGCCTTCCCATTTTTTCTAAGATGCGCTTTCCGTATGTTTGATGGCTCATACTGCAGAATAACCACGCCTATAATCTGCTATCCTACAGTGAATAAAAACTGCATGTTCAGTTCTGCTTATTTTGAAGATACAAGCAAAACATATTCTGATTACCATCAGATGGATAGTGCACAAAGTATGTTCTACTTTATTGAATACAGAGAGCTACTATTTTGGTTTGAGTCAATATCAAGCGACTGGAGTGATATAATTAAAGAGATTGTGGTTTTTGCTTCAGACCAAGTTGTGCCATTCTATATAGATAAAGGTTGGCATTTTGAAAGCCCGAATGGTATACATAATAAGTATGCTTATGCCAATTTCGGTTATAAAACTTACGAAGAAAAACTCTTTACTTACGATGTGGATGCCTCTACAAGTACAGATACTGCTTTGCGGCCATATACCAGATCGGTACATGACGAGCTTCTGCCGAAATACAAGAGTGACGATCAGATTATAAACGAGTTACTCACAAAAACAGTTTTTTACAAATTATTCACAGTTCCAATAAGTAACAGTTCTATTGGTGGTAGCTATTATCATTACACCGTTACCGGCAGGGGTGGCGAACCGGCATTTATTAGTGATGGGACATTGGAAAATCTTCAAGAGCAAGAGCAGCTGAAAGTGGACGATTACTACGGATGGGCTTCTTTGAGTGCCAAATCCATTTACAATTACAATGGCAGACTGAACCTTATTGGAGCAACACGAACTCCTTTTGCAGGTTTCAATAAATTTGTTGGAAAAGACCCAACTAAGGATTATGATTTTCTTATGTTTACGCACATCATTTCAGATAAATGTGATACATGGGTTAAGGGATACGTATTTTCCGACAAAGATTTTCTGCAAGGATGGTTGTTTTATCCAGACCCGAATGCCACGGAGGTTATTTTTAAAGTTGGAGAAGAATATATCAGAATTAAACTAAAGGCTCATTTGAGATTAAATGGCGCTTACACGTTTCCTGTGCTTCCACCGAATAAGCCACAGGAGTTTACCCAAATCAGTGATAGTGACTTCCAGAAGATTGTGACCAGTGTAAACGATAAAGAAGATTTGAACTCTCAGATTTTCACTTCTGTAGTCAACAACCCATTTGTATTTGAGGCATCGGGAGATAATACGGTTGGAACCGGAAAGATACTCGGAATTATTGCCAACACAGAGGCGGTAAGCCAAGGTCAGTTCGGTCAATATCCATTGATGGTATTTACAGACGAAGGTATCTACGGCTTATCGGTTAACTCAGAAGGACTCTATAGTAGAGCCTATCCAATATCAAGAGAGGTATGTAATGAGAATTCGCCACTGGTGCCGACGGACAGGCTTGTGTTCTTTGCTTCAAAGAAAGGACTGATGGCGGCAAGCGGTGGAAGCGTAGCCTGCATGAGCGAACAGATGAGGGGAAGAGCGCCGAGAAACTTTGCAACCTTCGGGGAAGGCAAGTTTCTGGATTTTCTGAAAGGATGCCTTATCGCCTACGATTACAGAGACTCCATATTGAGAATATTCAGCAAGGGGAAATCATACCAATACATATATAATATGGTGGATAAGACCTTCTCGATGGTGAATAGCGGCATAGAGGCACAGGCGGTAGTGAATGACTATCCGGATAATCTGATACAAGATACTAACGGAAACGTCTATTCACTCACGTCAAAGCCAGACATCAATGAAGATACGGAAAGCTATAGCGGATCATTTACTACCAGACCTTTGAAACTGGGCGGCAGCATGACGTTGAAATCGCTGAGGGCGGTGAAGCATCTGTTTGATTCGGACGAAGGTACGATTGGGCTGGAGATATACGGAAGCAACGACTGCAAGCACTGGTGCAAGCTGCCAAGCGTCGGCGGCAAGCCTTGGAAATATTTTACTTTCAAGTATACGCTGCAGAACTTCAAGGCTGCTGATTCCTTTGCTGGCAGTATAGTAGAGGTACAAAGCAGACGAGAAGACAAAATGAGATAATTCTTTCATACGCGCTAATTTATGATAACATGAAAAAGGCGGCTGCTCATCACGAGTAGTCGCCTTTAAAATGAGTTATGAAATACATTTTTAAAAACATGATTCTCTTTATATGTGTGTTATCTGTTTTTGATATTATTTATGCAATATGCTACGATGTAGCCTAATACGAAGCAGTAAAGATGCAGAAGCCCGTTGACATTCGGCACGGCCATGGTGCAAATAATGAACGGCATCGCTTTCTTTAATGCCTCTTTCCATCGCCCTGTCCTACCCCACATCAAACCGAAGGAAGCGAAGAGGAAACCGGAAAGCCCCATTGTAGGCTGACTAACATACATGGGCAGCAGACTAGCGGCATAGGCAACAGCCAGAGAAGTGACTGGTTTCATATCGTTCTTTATCTGCCAAAGCACCAGAAGGTTTACGGCAAGATGAAATCCGTTGACATGGAAGAAGCTATACAGGATATGATTCTGCCATGGGCAACCGGGATAGAAACCGACATGCCAAGTACACAGAACGAGGCAGATGATGCTAAGCACCAGCTTTGTTCGAAAGTTTCTTCTTACGAAGGTCCATTTCTCTGTAATTTTTTCCATACTTCTTATAGTAAGCGAAAATAAACTTGAGATTACTTGGTTGGATAAAGAACTCGGGTGCAGGCTCAGAAACAAGGAACTGGCAAATAAACCATAAAGATTTGCCCACGAACTCCTTTCGCTGCGTCATTTTGTTCATCCTATTGAACAGCGTATAGTACAACTTCTGCCGAATCGGCTTCATGCTATCCACCTTTGAGAAATCGCCGACTGCCATTCTGCGGAGTATATCCCAAGCTCTTTTGGGAGAAACATAGTATCTCGGAGCAGGAGAATGAACCACCTTTTCCCAAGCCTCCTGTTGCGAATGGCAATTAGGAGCTATCTCCCGATACGCCTTCATCAGATCATCCCTCTGTCTGTCAATCAATTCGTAATTTGCTCTTGCCATATAAATGCTACATTAAGATGTTGCAAATATACATATTATTTAGAATATGACCAAATAAGCATATAAAGATTTAAATAAGTTTAATATTAGACTGATTTTCATGGCATTATGAAAGAAAAAGTTTATATTTGCAACAGATTGACATACATAATCGAAATATTGTTTGCACAATGTAAAGCTAAACCATAAAATCGTAACAAAATGAGAACAAAACAAGAATCAACTCTTTCGGAAGAGGAGAAAGCCTTAGTAATGGAAGGCTTGTTGAGTAGGAAGATTTGGAGGTTCTATGAACTTCTATCAAAGTGGGCACCCATACCATTGATGCTAGGTCACTGGTATGGCGTATGGGACTATGGGCATTATCCCTAGACCAACAGTTGTAGATACCGATTCCAACGGGAACTGCGTTATCTGGATTTATGTACTGGCATACATTTATATGCCACTGACCATGATACCGGTAAGTTTTTTCTTCAGATACTGCTGGATATTCCGCATTCCGTTCTTTTATTTTTTCGGTATCAACGCTATCAGACTATACTATCGGCACTGGCTCATCACTCCCGAGCAGTTGGAGATGCACCATGTGTTTATCATATTCACTTTAATGCTTTACGCTTATGGATTTATCAAAATCGCTCTATCGAATAGCAGAATCTGCCTTCGGAATGCTAAGAAACGATGAGTGCGGGTTTACAGAGGAAGAAGAGAGGATTGTGCAGAGGAATCTGCTGTACTGGATGGAAAGGAAGCATCACTTTGATGAGCAACTGGGCAGAGCCTGCATCGCCAACATCTATTATTTTGATGATGATGTTCACAAGAAGTATGCGCCTTACTTCGGGATTGATGAGTTGAAGGATGATTATGACCGGCTATCTTGGAACATACCGGACTATAACTTCTGGGATTTTGCGGTAACGATGAATAAGATGTATGCTGACCATATAGACGTGGTGGGCAAATGGTCGAAGAACAAAGATACCACCAGAAAAAGGATCTCGGAACTGGCTATCAGTTTTCTCTGTGACGAATCGACAAACCACCCGACAGATAAAATCTGGTGGTACATGAATAGCTAAGTTGGAACACGGCAAAAGCTATTGAAAAGCCTTTTATCTTTGTAGCCATTAATCATAAATAATGATATATGGCAGAGATAGTACATACATTTTTACAAGAGCACCTGTACAGATCGGCATTGGTTATTGCCATCTGCATGGGTGCTCTTATCATTTCTATGGGCGTGGACCTGTTCTTCGGCATCAAGAAAGCGAAAGAGAACGGACTGGCTACGACAAGTACAGGATTCAAGAAGACTTGCGACAAGGCGAGGAAATACTTCTCTCCCTTCATGGTGACGGTCTGCATAGACCTGATAGCATGCACGGTTCTTCCCTTCCCTGTCTTCTCTATGATATGGGCAGGATATTGCGTGTTCTGTGAATTTGTAAGCGTAAGGGAAAAGAGCTGGCAGAAGGCTGAGATACGGAAGCAGGAGAAGACGGTAAGCATTCTTCTGGAGAACAAAGAAGACTTGGCCAGAGCTTTTGCCGAGATTATGAAGGAGCAGGGAAAGGAGGAGAAGAAATGAGGCAGATTAAGAGAATTTTTGTTCATTGCAGTGCCTCTTCTCAGAAATGGGGCGTGAAGGAACTTTGGGATGAGTTTAAGCGCAAAGGCTGGAATAACCCAGGGTATCATTACGTGATTACTGCTGATGGTGGGATTCACCAGATGCTGCCGGTAGAAATGGTTAGCAACGGTGTGAAGGGATATAATGCTACGGCTATCAATGTGGCTTATGTTGGCGGCATCAACAAGAAGGGAAAGGCGGTAGACAATAGAACTGAGGAGCAGAAGAAATCGCTTATCACTCTGCTCACTCAGTTGAAGAAAAAATATCCGGATGCCGAAATCTTGGGGCACAGAGATATTTCGCCCGACAAAAACCATAATGGCGTGGTGGATCCTTGGGAGAGAATCAAGGAGTGTCCTTGCTTTGACGCTAAAGTTGAATACAAAGAGATATAGCTTATGAAATGGTATGACATAAGGTTTTGGAAATGGGCTTGCATCAGCTTGGTGATTGGAATTATCCTATTGGCATTTACAGGATGCAAGACGAAGGAGTATGTCAAGGTTCCTTCTGTTAGAACTGAATACGTATGCAGAACTGATACTTTTGCTAAGTTGGATAGTATCTATATGAAGGATTCGGTGTATGTTTTTCAGAAAGGTGATACGGTTTTCCATAATAAGGTGGTTTATCGGGACCGGTATCATAACATATATAAGGTGAAGACGGACACGATCATCAAGACGGATTCTGTTGCCGTTCCTTATCCTATAGAGCGGCAACTGACTAAGAACGAGCAAAGGCTGATGTCGCTTGGCAGATGCTATATTGCCTTTCTGTTCATACTGGCGGTTTGCGCGATTGGGTTTACTCTCTGGTACAGAAACAAAAAGTGCTAGCTTATGGCGAAGATTAGCGAAGAACTGCAGATGATTGATTCGCTCCTGATGGAATTTCATGAGCGGATTCAGAGCGGAAGATGCTTAACTAACAAACAGCAAAATGCTTTCATGTTAGATTTTCTGCACCGCATCGCCAACAAAGACGAGCCTATCAGCAAGGCTGAGGCATGCGGCTATGTTCATGTTTCTAGGGCTACCTTTGACCGGCTTGTGAAAGAAGGCAGGCTGCCAAAGGGTAAAAAGCGAAAAGGATGGACCGAGCTGGTTTGGTACGAAAAAGATTTAGATGAATATATAGATAGATTGGTATAGATTTTACTTTTTTATTTTTAGTTAATTGTATTAATTAGGTTTTAAGTAGTAGATTGTTTCATAGCAAAAAGAAATCCCCACTCGGCTGTGATAGCTGGGTGGGGATTGGTGGTTATTTATTTTATGAATGCCATCCAAATAGTTTGGTTCTTGATGGTGGTGCGGTGCCCGAATATCGGTTTGTAATCGGTGATTGCCTTTAGCACATCACTAACCTTTATCTGCTGCTCGTTCCACTTGAAAATGAGCGTTCCGTTTGTTTTCAACACCCTCATGCCCTCATGGATAGAATCGTTGATGAATGCTTGCCAATTTTCGGGCAGCTTACCATATTTCTTGCATAACCAAGAGTTCTGTCCTACTTTTAGCAGATGAGGAGGGTCGAAAACTACCATATTAAATGCTTCATCTTTGAATGGCAAATTAGTGCAATCGGCAATCATATCGGGTTGTACGTCTAATTTGCGTCCATCACATAATGTGTCGTGATATTCTCTTATGTCGGTAAAAAGTACCTGTGGGTCCTGCTTATCGAAATAAAACATACGAGATCCGCAACACATATCTAATATTCTTTGTTTCATATACTACTTCTTTGTTAGTTTAATTGCCTTTATAAGGCGATGATCTCCTGCTATCTTACCGAAATCTTTCTTACCATGATAATAACCAAATCTATAAGCCCAATATCGGGTTTTATAGACTTGCTTCATAATCTTTTTAGCTTGTCTAATCTTCATACTTTATAGTTCTTCTTTTTCAAATTCACTTTTTGGAAATCTGTAAGGTTTAACCATAAACTATTCTTCTTTAATTTCTACATCATCATCACCAAGAACGTCATTAATTTTCTTTTCAATGAACTCATCAGAAGCTAATTTCTTAATAAGTTCATCTATATCAGGTAACTTTACATCAACTCCGTCTTCTTGGTTTTTGGAGGAAACATATTCCTTTAGTGCTTTTACCCAAGAACTATTTGCCATATCTGCCAATGAATCCTTTTGGCTTTCATAGGCTTTCTTCAACTCTCCGTTACCGCGGAAATATCTGAGCACTTCCGTCAATGCAGCAACAAAGTTCTTGTCTTGCATTGGGTTGCTCTTTGCCTCTTCCAGTTTTAGCATCAGGAAGAGTAATGATGAATGTAAATCTGTTTTGTTCATAACTACTTATTTTTACGGCAAGGACAACTCTCTGCGTGGATAACGCAAACACCATGTTTCGTGTCCACAACTAGATAATCGTGCCCTTCCTCGGTGAATACTAATGTACCAATCTTCTTTGCAGGTTCATTACTATTAGCAAAAGAGCGAATGCCCTCAAAAATCAATGCTCCTACAAACAAACACAAGACAAACCAAACGGATGACTTGATTAAGTTTAAAATCTTATTCTTCATACATTCTATTATTCCATATATTCATACACTCAACGAACTCTTCGACTTCTTCTATACTATTCAATATAATAGTAATGCTTCCATCTTCGTTCCAGTGCTGATTACTTACATCTACCATAGCTTTATCTTACTTCTTATCGAATTTATTGCCAACAACTATGAATTTACCTAATGAAAGATACTGACCTAACGGTTTACACTCAATCTTTCCATTAGCATGTTTGAGGTAATACCCACTTAACTCTTCCGACCATACAATTTCTGATGGAATAAAAGGATAATTCTTGATAACATCATGTTCGTACAATTCATTGCCCTCACAATCTTTCAATCCTGTGAACTGACAGACAGTAGAAGGGTCAACTGCTATCCAATTATCTGCTTTGCCTGTATGCCCAATAATTCTAGCACCATAAGATTCCTTCATTAAGTCACCCTCAACCCACTCACAATTATCAAGACGTATAGCCTTGAACTTGATATTTTCTATTTTCATATTTATATGTTTATACAAAGTCTAAATAGACTGTTGTTTTTACTTTATTAACTTTGTTATTGTTATTAAAATAATCACTACCTTTGCACTCGAATCATTTAGAGTATCAAACTCTGTTAAGGTAAACCTCTAGCCAAACATTAACAAATAAAACGATGGAACAGCAATGAGATTTACAAAGCCCCTTAGTTGCCGCTTAGGGGCTTTTTCGTGTACCGCAGTTTAGAGGTTTTGCGGTATTCCAGCTATCGAATGGTAGTGAACTTAACATTGTTTGATTATGACAAATGATTCAAAAACAAACGGGAAACGTCTAATCTTTCGTCCTTACGTTGTTAGGGATGGTAAGATTATCCGTCCTAAGCACGGAGGTTGTCTAGCCTTTTGGGTTGACGATTAAATTTCCTATTTGTGGGGTAGCGGCAACTACCCCTTTTTATTTTAATTCTACTGGTTCATCATTCCAAGTAAGTTCTCTTCCGATGAGTTTCTTGATGCTACCTTGTGGCATTTCTATGCATTTGCAAGAACCATAATCGTCTCTCCAGCTATATACAGCTTTGTGAGGCTCTGTTTCAAATATAAGTTCTGTACCAAAACTATTAACACATACCCATGCCATAACTATTCCTCCACTATTATTTTCTTAATCTCATTGTATAATTCCATAAGCTGTTTCTTGTTAACCCATACATCTTTGTCGGGGTCAATGAAGAAACCATATATAGAATACAATTCACCCTTGTCGTGTTTGTGTATTTGAATCATAATCTATTCCTCCGTTTTTACACCGAAAGGAGTACCGTCGGCAAAGGTGCGATTTTCAAACACTTCATTAAAAGAACATGTACCCTCATCATAAACTTCGACAAAACCTCTTGAATCTACATTTTCAATTACGAATTTACTACCATTTCTGTCTTTTACCCACCCAAATGGTTGATGCTTTTGCATTTCAGTCCAGCACTCTTCTGCATTCTTGAATGGACGGAACTTTTGCTCTGGCTTAATTCGGAACTTGTTAGGTTCTTCTGCCAAAGTTCCCATTGGCAAACCTTCATTTTCTGTCAAATCATGCCAGCTACCAGTATCTGTCTTGTATTGAATAGTCTTTCCTTCTGCAAAAGCAGAAATAATATCCATATTCTTTTTTACATTTTCTCTTATCATATTAGTCCTCCAACTCTATGTTATTTTCATCTGCGTAGCCATCTTGTGCTTCCTCACACCAGTTTCCTTCGCAAAGACAACCTATACCAAGATTATGCTCTGGAATGATGTTCTTGTTACAATATACACAGACAGCATCGCCATGATTATTTTGTAATTCTTCTTTTGTCATATCTTTTAAAATTATGCCCGAAGGCGTTAAACAATCATTCAATCACTTTTCGACTAACAACAGTTCTGCTTTTTCCTAGAAAGTTTCGTGCAGCCTCCAAAGAACTAAACTCAGCAGATGTAGACACACCGCTATCTGTTAATATTGTCATTGTACTCCACCAACAAGGAATTCCAAACAAAGTATTGCTTTGTACACAATATCTTTTCTCGCCATTTGCTAGCGTTTCTTCGACTATTCTCTTTGCCATACCTACACCTCCATTTCTGAGTTATGTCCTAGACCGAATAGAAGGTGCTGTAAATCAGAGACACTATTGATACCACTACGTAATGGATAGCTTTTCATATAAGCATTCCAAACATAACCAGTTTGGCTTGATAAGCCTACTTCTGCACCTTCTTCATTTGGAGACCAGTAGAATCCATGACTAAGTTTCCATCCATTCTTCTCTAGAATCTCAGGAGTGAGAGGAATCGGTAAAATAGCCTTAACCCAAGCACAGCAATCTCCGAAGAGATAGCCTTTCTCTCCAAATTCCGCACCTTCGATGTTCTCTAAGCAGACAACACCTTTCAGAACAGTTCCATCGCCCAACTTCAATGTCTTTGATGGGTCTGATGATGTTACTCGGTAAACGACATTCTTAGAGGTTCCTAAAGGTACTCCGTTTGTCATTACCAAATCTCCTGATATATATTTTAACTTATCCATACGCTTTACTTTTAATTACTATCTAGTTCTGACATAAAAGTTACTATAAAACCACAAATAGTAAGGAATGCAAACATGCCAATAACATCTGCCTTAAACAGATAGTAGCTGTACACTTCTAACACTCCTATCAACAAATAAGTAATACTTACAAGAAGTAGCTTAAATACTTTCATATTATTACTCAATTAAAACGCAATTCTATAGTCCTTTCCTTTCAGAGAAGGTTTCTTACTGAGAATGAACTTCTTTAGTTCTTCAAAATCTATCGGGAAGAGCGCACAATATTTATACTTTAATGTGCAGACAAATCTTCCGTCGAGCATTATATCAAATACAAATGTTTTCATTGATTACCTCCTTCCTTTGGCAGTAAATCATCAATGTAGAGCCACCGAGTTATATTTGCGCTTTCAAAATAAGAAACCCAATCCCAGTAAACATAACTATTATTTAACCTCTTTAATGATGCATAATCTTTAATAGTATCTGTAATACTATACTCTACTATTAAAGGTTTTCCTTCACTTGGTATCTCACTAGCAGGATGCCACAAATCCTTCAAAGCTCGATTATATCCACGTCTAAAACCATACTCGAAGAAGCATCTATCATTATCCGATAATCTATCGTAGTATTCTTTATCGTCAAGTTGTGCAGCTTCTTCTATTCTTCTTTCGTCTATCATACTTACTTCTCCTCTTTAGTTTCATACTCCTGTTGTAACTTCTTGACCTCGCTCACGAACTTGCTGACATCAATATCACAATCAATTACCTCTTGATGGTTTTTGATAGCATCTTCTATCAGATGAGTGCATTCTTCGGTAAAACCACAGATACGATCACCTTCAATGGTGTAGAGATACTTGTGGGTGTTGTAGTAAGCACACTGGCAGAGAGATAAGCCCTCTGAGTTGAGGCGGTCCCGTACATCGGGATTGTTGATGCGAAGGACCACCATCTTACCTTTACTAGAATACCACTTGCGATATTTGATGCGGTCTGCAACAATGATTGCTATAGCTACCAACCACAGGATAGATAGCACAATGATAACATCTGTTTGAATTGTATTCATAACTTTCATTTTTTATTGTTTGTTTATCTTAAGTCGGTCATTCTTCCAGGATTTTGAATGTTCAGTTCCTTATTGACATCATGTAGGCTGACGGATGGCAATGTATGCGTATCAGGGTCTAAACCCTTCGACTTGCAGTAGTTTCGCCATGCCTCTATGCCATGAGGTTTCTTTGTATCCTCTATCGCTTTCAGGCGCTCTTCTTCTTTTCTGCGCTCGTCCTCTACCCTTCCACGCTCCTTCAGTAGGTCTGCCTCGTAAGCTATCAATCCTCTCATAATATCTTGAGGATTGATGTTTTTACCGTTGTTGATGAGCTTGTTGTATTCGCCATTGGTGAATGCTACGAAGAAGTAATCAAGTTCGGCAGGAGTTATGTAGAAATACTTTGTACAGATACGCTGAGCGAGCAACTGAATCTGATAATCTGTTGCATTATCATAGGCGCCCAGATAATAGAGAAGGTCAATCAGTCGTCCTGTTACCCATCCTACGAGGTCTCTTAGTCCACCACGTTTCTGAATATCCAACATGGTTTCCTTATTCTTCGTTATAGCTTCAGTTAAGGTTGCAGGACGCTGATAGTTTGCCTTATCCTTGATGATAGGCACTCGCGATGAGTCGGGCAGCGCGCTCTGAACGTTGGATATTCCGTTGTTGTTCATAATTTACAGGTGTTTCTATTTCGTCTTCCCATCTTTCACCATTCAGATAAGTGAGTGGATGCATGCGGAAGGGTATATTAGCATGAGGTACGATCGGGTCGGTCGGCTTGCGGGTCGATGCCACGTAAGCAGGAACAGCTGCCATGCAAGCTAATTTATCGGCTAGCTTTAGTCTGTTCCACTTTTCTTCTGCCTTTTTCCTACCTTTCTTATAAGAATAAGCTTTCCAAAACTCCTCAAATGTTGGAGCTGGCTCAGTTTGGATGATAGCAGAAGGCTCTTCAACCTCCAAGTCTACCGTCTCCACTTCGGCATGATTGTTGAACAACTCAGAAGGCTTGTAATACTTACCCGTAAGCGCCCATCTTGCACCGGCTACAAAAGCATCTTGAAGTGGTTCGCTTTCCGAATATTTGTTTGCCTCCGAATGGATTTCCTTTAACGTTTTCATAAGCTATATGATTTTGATGATTTATACCCAACCGGCGCCCGAGTTCTCGAGTTCTCGCTTGCAATATTGCAAACCAACTTGGTCGTCGGGTTCCGGAATCATGATACTGCGGACATTAGCGTAATCTATCACGTTTCGGATAACGCTGCTAGCCTCTGCTGTATTGAGGGAAGTGAGAGGCTTGTATTTGCGGTTGCCTGTCTTATCTACCTCATCGGTATAGAAGATGTAGCTGCAAACATTGCGCTGAATATCACGAAGCGTTTCGTAGAAGGTCTGCCCTAACTTTAGGGCGAGATAGCTAATCATGAAGTGAAGATAACTAGACTGCTTATCGGTCTGAATGGGGTGAAACTTCTTTAGTTCGATATTATACCCACATTCTTTGGCTTTCTGAACTTCCTTCACGATTTTCAGATAGTCGCGAGGATCATTAGGATTGTATACACTCATATTATTATAATTACATTAGATTGATTACTAAACCCTTGCAAGCATAGTCGGTTGGAACACCGAGGACCTGCTGGAATTTGTTTACGGCAACATCTGGGTTAAGATGGCGTGCTGAACCATGAATGAGGACGATGCGCTTGGCGGTATTGGCTGCCTTGCATTCGTTGAGATACTCGATAGAGTGAGCCAGACTCATGTGGGAAAGACGGATGCGGTCGGCTTGGCTGACTATCGTCTTGCCTTCGTTTACAGCTTTTTCGAGAAGAGAATCATCATAGTTGCATTCTGCCAAGAAGTACCGGCACCCTTGAACTACATTTTCCATATTGTAGCAATCGGTGAAGAACATCATGGTTCCCATTTCCGGATGATGAATGAGGAAAGAGAAACAAGGCACATCGTGTTCTACCTTCATCGGGGTTATGCTGAAAGCACCAAGATGATAGGTCTGTTCTTTAATCATGCCTTTTACTCCCTTGCAATTCTCGGATAGCTCTTCGGTAGAGTAAGCATCGATTCCTGCTTTCAGAAAGTCTTTGGCATTTTTTGCATGATCGCCGTGGGAGTGACTGATAATCACTCCCACGCATTTTGATGTTTTGAGGTTTGCAACTTTCTTTACTTCCTGCAACGGACGACCTGCCTCTATACAGAGCTGTTGACCATTACTAGACTCCAGTACGTAGCTATTGCCTTGACTATTGCTATTTACTACTATCAACTTCATACTATTCTTTCTTAATAAGCTCTGTCAACCTATCATCAGCAAGCAAATGTTGCTCCTTCATGTTCTTAACAATAAGAGAAGCAAAAGTGATGTCGTAGCGATTCTTTAGCTCTTTAACAAAATCCTTAGCAATACGCTCGACGCTGTCAGAGACTCTAGAACTTTCAACCTCATTTGAAAAGTAATTATTCATTACGAGGTCTTTAATTGTTGTCACCACAGGTTTGCTGCTATATCTTGGTGTATACTCAAATGTCTCGTTGCTATTTTCAAAACCTTTAAGAACTTTTTCGGTTAATTCTGACACATTTTTCTCTACAGCTACCTCTATATCTTCATGATATTTTTCAAGGACAGCTTTTCTTACATTAGTAGTGACCTGACTGATGATTTCTTTCTTTATTATTTCAGATAGAGTTAAATCACCATCTTCATAAAAGTCACCAATCTCAATATCATCTAAATCTACAGTTACATTTAATTTCATAATCTAATTCACTAAAATAATATACTTAACTCAAACTAAACTTTTGAGCCTGTGGCTGCTCGTCATGTACTTCTTCGGCATTCACGACTTCTCCGGTATCAGCATTGACCGTAATAACGTTCTTTGCCTCGGCAAACTCTTCATCACGCTGAACGATGGCAGAAGGAGCCTCATCAAGGTTCGTGATGTCATTTGATTCGATAGAGAGTTCTCCCCACTTCGACAGGAGTCTTCTGAGAACAGTCTTGATGGCCATACTTTCGAAGTTGGAATACCATCCTACGCCTTCGCCACTTCCGTTGGCAGCCTGCTTGAGAGCCATTTCCTTCAGCTTCTCAGCATCGACCTTTTCGCTGAACTTAACGGTAGGGCTATACTGCTTTGCATAGCGGCATACCTCATCAAGTGTCATATAGAGAAGTTTGGTAAGACCATCCTTCTTCTTGAAGTAGGCGAAGTAACCGATTGGAGTATTTGAAATCTGAGCGCCTGAAAGGTCAAGCTTTCCTGTAACCTTGTCGTAATGGTTGAACTCGCCTTCGTATACGACATCAGCGTTGATTGTCTCGTACTTGCCAGTACGCATAGCCAACTGGAGATAACCCTTTGTACCGATAACGAGCGTAGGAGTCATTACTCCTTTGTTCTTGAACGGAAGTAGATATGCCTGTCCTAACTGTTTATTGAGAGGCAAGCGAAGGGAAGCTGCTTTCAGAGCCTCAGCCATCAAGTCGTTAGGTTGACACTGGAGCAACTTTTCATCGGAAGAAAAGATTTCCATAAGTGAGGTGCAGAAAGCACCTTTATTCTCCTTTAGTGAACTCTGCAACAGACTTTGGTAATAACTATTGTTCATTACCGCCTGAAAATTCTTAACTGCTACAGCCTTCTGAGAAGGCTGTGCCTTTGCTACTGCTGTTTCTGCCATGATTACTTCTCCTCTTCTTTATGATTGATTAATTCCTTAGCGATACCAGCCAAGGCTATTGTTCCCAAAGCAAGGTTGATTTCACCACTTTCCGGAAAAAGTTCTTTTGGATCAACCTCTACGCTATCGTGGCTATCTAACCACTCCTTTATCCGGTTCGAATCCGTTCCGTCCTTCATGCCTCCTCCTAACGCTAGAGTACCTTTGATAAGGTCTTTGTCAACCAACATTTCTAATTTTAAAGTTTCTGCCATGATTTTTATTTACTTATTGATTTGATTAATTCTTCTTTTGTTTTAAACACTTCGCTTTCTTTCCTTGTTGGGAAAACTGCGAACTTATACTGAATAGAGCAAGGTGCCTCGCCTATCTGCTGAAAGAATACGCCCACGATGTTTGCACGTCGGATTTTGTACCCATCGAGCAGATAGACTGCATCACCTATATCGAACTTCGTCTTGATTTGCATGATATGTTTCAATCCTTTATGACAAAAGCGAAATATGCTCAACCTTCAGTTTATCATCATTTGATACTACAAGACGGATTTGCTGACCGCCTGTACAGAGCGGATGGTTAACACTTTCGCATTCGTCGAGCACGACAGGAACCGATACATCATAGAACTGACCGATAGTGCGCGCGATGTCGATTCCGGCATTCACCTTTGCAGCACCATTGAGGCGGCTGTAAGGCACGCCATTGTGATAACATTCGCAATAAGGCTTTTTCTCACCATCGAGTTTTGGAAGGAACAGACTCCATTTTACGAAACGGAAGTGCTGATTAACCTTATCTTCGAGAGCCTTGCAAGACAACTGATAGAACTCGTTTGTGATGTTGAGTTTATCATCAATATCATCAAGCTGCTCCTGGAAGATGGCTTTATCCTTCTGTGCTGCTTCGATATGAGCCATTGTATTATCGTAAGATGCTTTTGAGGCGAGGAGTTCAAGAACCTCATCGTATCTGTCAGAAAGCGGTTTTCGCTCTTCATCGAGTGTTTGAAGTAACTTGTATTCATCTTCATTGCTCTCAGATGGCTTGTCGAGTTCTGCCTGCAACTCATTAATCTCTTTCACTACCTGCTGATACTCTTCCTTCTCGGCTAGAATCTGCTCGTAGGTGCGTGGAGCATCGGCATCAACTTCTGCCTTATGCTTTTCGGCATCATTGAGGGCTTGGTGAGCCTTGACGAGCTGGTTTGTGGTGGTCTGACGATCATCATTCAGTTTATCCAACTCTTTGTTGAGTTCGGTGTATGCGCTTTGGAGTTTGGCAAACTCATTGTTGAGTTCCTTCATATCATCTGCCTTGCGAGAGTTGAACCGGTTCTGAGATTCCTGTTTAAGGAGCTGAACATCACCTAGAGGGAGAGCCTGACCGCAATGAGGACAGAAACCTTCCTTATCATCCCATTCCCAAGTGCGCTTGGCAATCTCATCGCTACGCTTGTTCAAGTCGCCAACCTTCTTCTTGCACTCTTCAATCTGAGCATTTATCTGAACCTCGGTGGCAGGATAGCCACTCATGACTGCTTTGAGGTTATCAACCGTAGATTCTGCCTTATTGAAGGCTGCGTTGGCGTTGAGAACATCGCTTTGGTGCTTGGTCATGCTATCGGTAGACTCCTTGTCTGCGCCCTGCTCCATCATTCGTTTGCGTTTTTCGGAAAATTCAATCTTTTTTCTGATTGCGTCAAGGCGAACTCTGTCTGCTCCACCTGTGCGAATTTGCTGAATCTTGTTGTCAATCTCCGTCAGTTTTTCTTGCAGTTCAGCCTTTTCTTTACCCATGGCCTCCCAATCCTGCTTTGGTGGAAGGGTCTTGTCGAGTTCGGCAAGTCTGATAGGAACCGCATCGAGTTCCTTCTGAACTTCTGTACGTTTGTGCTTGAGGTGGTGAAGGATGGCATCAATATCTTTCTGTTTGAGGAGTTCAACAAGATAATCATACTTCTCTTCGCCCTTCGTGATGTCTTCGACTGAAATGTCACCTGCCAAAGACTGAAGGAATGCACGTTGATTCTGCCAAGTCATACCAAGAAACAGATTAGGACAGATGCACCACGAAAATGGGTCTTCTTGGAAGATTCCGTCAACTACGTTGCTGAAATCTCCGGCGGTGGTCAATTCTCCATCAACATAGTACTTGAAGGTATTGGTGCATTTGTCACCTTTCCACTTATCGGTCAGAACTCGCTTGAACGAGATTTCATCACCATCTACCAACATAACCAACTCGGATGAATGCTCTATCTCCTTGATAATATTGTGATTCTCATCGAAGGTTTTGATGTCGAGCTGCATGCCGTTGGTATCAGTACCGAATAATGTGTACATGATGGCATTGCCGATAGTGCTCTTACCTCTTCCATTGTCTCCCGAGATAACGGTTAAGTCTTCTCCGAAATCGAAGACTCCGGCACGGATGCCACAGAAATTTTGCAGTTTAAGTGTCTTGAATAGGATTTTCTTCATTTTTATCTTTGTTTAAAGTTTCTTCTTTTTCTCTCAGTTCCTTATCGTATTCCTCGAATGCTCTTGCAGTAGCGTAGGTGAACTGGTCGCTATTGCGCATGGCATTCAAGATAAGGTTTTTGAGGTCTTCGGGCGATGCGTGCATGAATGCGTATGCCTTCGGAATGGTTCTGTCACCCATAAGGACGATGCAACGGAAATGCTTTGCCTCATCCCCCATCTTGTCAACAATATCAAGTACCTTCTTGATATGATTGAAGAAATTCTGTCTGATATTCTTTTTCATGATTTCGTTTTTTAAAAACCTGCCTATCCTCACGGACGAGCAGGAAAAATAAATTTAAATTCAAAAAAAATAACGTTAAAAACTAATTCTTATCTGTTGATCCTAAACCGCTACGAGTGCCGGTTACCTTGCCAAGTTCCAAGTTAGTATCTGGAACGTAAGTGAAGGCACCCTGACAGATGCGTTGGGTATAAGGAATAACGAACTTGAAACCGAGCATACGCATGATGCGATGCTTTAGCCTCCATCTGCCCGACTTGACTATAGCATGGACTTCTTCGCCATAGCCGCAATCAATCAAACCGAGAATTACATCAAGATTTGCTCTGACCTTGCCTAGATAGTCGCCATGTAGGAGCCAAGAAGGGAAATAAACATCTAACAACATTCCTTTGCCCGACATGCCACTACGTGGCTGAATCAGCATCTTCATGTTTGAAGGAAGTTGTATCTTGAACCCGAGCGGAACGTAAAAGCGTTTGTTTGGAATTACTTCCGTGTCCTTGCTGCAATGAAGGTCGTAAGCGGCATCCTTCTCATACGACTTTGTTGGGAAACACCCATGTGTTACCAATTCTACATTGATTTTTGTACCTGATTTACTCATATAATCTATTCTTATAAATGTTTATGTTCTAAAAGTTTGTCTACTTCCTTCTGATAAAAGGCTATCAACTGATTATACTCGAAGAGTGACCAGTTTTTGTTTTCAGTTCTTGCCCTAACCTCTATCAAATCAACCCTCTGTTCGCCAATCTGCTTGATAAGCGCACGGCGATACATCTGGATATTGCCTTGATTGAAAATATTGCAAGCTACGCATTGTGGCCGGCAGTTATCTTCGCTGAATCGGGTTGACATGTAACGCCTCGACATGTAATGACCATTCTGAATTTCCTTCCAAGGTAAAACCTTGCCGCAACTGATACATCGGCAATAACCTTTATCATCAGAATATTTCAGTCGAATATATTTAGAGAAGACCGCATCTAGCTTATCTCTCAGCTTACTTTTGCTAAGTCCGGCTTTCGCCTTCTTCTTCTCTTGATCCTTCTTGGCTTTATCCCAAGGAGTCTTCTTTATAGGCGTCCTCTTGAGAGGAGTTTTCCTTTTTAAACCCATATTGCATGTAATTATCATTTGTAAAGTTTGAATACTCGCCCTCGGGCTTTCCGATGTCTGAGGACACATTTTTAATTTTCGAGTTGAGGATATTTATTTTCCTCAGCTTTGACTCGAAGATTCCCAAGGGTGCCCAAGGGTTTCTTTCGAGTTCTCTGTATATTTCGAGAACCTTTCTCCGGTACTTGTGGAGAGTAGGTTCGGATAAATCTATCATAAGCATTGTTTTTTGAAGTTTAAGAAAAACCTGCCCATCCTCACGGACGAGCAGGAAGTTTAATTTAAAAGTTCTTCTTTGTATAATGAAGTCACTGCCGCTGCAGCGAATAATTATACACAACAAATAGTCCACCTGTAGGATTCGGACCCAACTTCCCGATTTGATAAGAATGTATTAAGGATTTACACAAAACAGTTTCGGGCGTGCTACCAGTTACACTATCGGTGGATAACGGCATCATGCGCTACCATGAATTTAAGAGCCATGCTCACCGCTATAATGACTTAACACTATTCGACTTTACTCTTTTCCAATATTTCAAAGATCTTATGCCCACAAACGGACAATGGGATTGTTCCGGAAATCGCTATATATAATAATGTATAAAACGAAAGGTGCCGGTAGAATGCTCGACCACAACATTTCCTTATGGTTCGTGGCGCATGAATTCAACGCAAACAACTTATATTGCCGCTGGGGCTTTACCGCCCCACACCTAACGATTTCAAGAAACATTATAATAACAATATCCAAAACTATTTTGGGGATTCGAGGCGAGTTGAACGCCTTTGCTCGGGTTTCCCCGCTCACTCCGAGTGAGCTAGCTCGATTCCCATGTATCACTCCTATGCTCACGCACAAGAGTGAATTGATAGTTTACAAATAAGAAAAAGAACCTTTCTTAAGCAATCGTTTAACTCTATGCTCACGCATATCCAATTTAAAACGCATTTTGTCTTAATAACTAATCTAAAAGTTCAACAGCCAAATATTTCACACATTTACACACTTTATCTGAGTTGTGGCACCTTTACAGGCTCTGCTCCAAATCTATTTAGGGCACAGGAACGAATATCCTGAGCCTGTCGGCTATTACTCCGGTAAGCTAGAGCATTATGGACTGTACTCTTGCTACAACCAAAAATTTTCATGATTTTAGAAATTTTATCTTTATCAATCAAAATTTTTTCTATTTTTACTACCTTTTTCATATTATTTTTTGTATCTTTGCAACATAAATCTGTTTTGAACGAGTTTTATTCTCGTTTACGGATACAAAGATACATATTTGTAGGCAAATATCCAAGGATATAGGCATTAATTTATAGTTAATTTACGTATTTACACATTTATAAACACTAGCAGTATGGAAGGATTAAGAGATAGAATCAACGAGGTGAAAGACCATTACAGACTGTCTAACAGAGGGTTTGCTGACGCTATCGGGGCAAAACCTGCTGCTACGAACAATTATTTGAACGGCACAAAGGAGCCTTCAATGGAGTTTATAGACAGAATACTGACTACATACGTAGACATATCAGCAGATTGGCTACTTTGTGGCAGAGGCAGTATGTTTTACGATGCAGACAAGCAGACAGACGAAAAACTGCTGAAAGAACTAGCAGAAACAAAAGTAAAGTTGCTAGTACAGGAAGGAGTGGTTAAGGAGTTAAAGCAAATCATCAGCGAGAAGATTGCTGAAAGAGACAAAAGCCTTGTCGGCTAATACGATAAAGGGGAGCCTTCTTTGCGAAGACTCCCCTTATTGTTTTACATCTTGCCTTCGAGGGCATCGAAAGCAGATTGTACGTCCTTATTTAATGTACGTGCATATCTAGTAGTCTGACGCAAGGTAGTGTGTCCAAGCACCCTTGCCACGATATTGATAGGCATCCCCTTCGACAGGAATAAGGTTGCCGCAGTCGCTCTACCCATGTGGGTATGCAATCTGTCAACGCCAACCATCTGCCCGATCGCCTTCAAATAATCATTATACTTCTGATTCGTCATTCTAGGCAGCTTAAAGTCATACTTCTGTAGTATTTCCAGGGCAGGTTTGAGAAGTTGGAATACGAAATCAGTATCTGTTTTCGTTCTTTTCGCGTGATAGAACATCTTGCCGCCAATCTCCTCGCAGTTGCCATAGTTGAATGATGCAAGGTCAGAATATGCAAGTCCGGTATAGCATTGAAAGAGGAACAAATCTCTTGCATGGAGAATATGAGGTGTTGAGAGTTTCAGTTTCTTGATGGCAGCAAACTGCTCTTCTGTGACACAATCAACATACTGCTTTTCCCCTTTGCCAATATGGAATGGTAAGAACTTATAAGGATTCTGCTCAATAAGTCCGTCTATCATCGCATCATTGATGAACAACTTGAGATACTTGTGATAGTCGTAGATTGTGCATTGAGCCTTATCCTGTCGGTGTAGATACTCATCCATCGCACGCACCTTCGACACATTGCAGTCTTGGAACGACTTTATCTTCCCCCATGTTTTTAGGAATTTGATAAAGACATCATAGCGTTTCTTGGTATGTTCGCACACCTTACGCTCATTTCGTCTTCTCTCGCAGTACTCGATAAAAGAAGTTCCTTCGTCTTCTCCATTCATCTGTGAGATAACCACATTTAAGTCACAACAGCCTTCCTTAACCATCTTACTGATGATCTCGTTTGCTCTCGCGCGGTATGCCTGTATGATTTCATTCAGCTCATCCGCATCTTTTCTCTTGATAACCATCTTTGACGCATCAGACCATTGTGTAGTTGTCACTTTTACGCCTGTGGAAAAGTACTTCCTTTGACGCTTGGCACAAAAGCATAATTCTACCGAAACTTCATGTTTTGAGGTCGCTCGCTTCAAACGATTGTGAATAATACTTAAATTAATTTTTGCCATTTTGATAACACATTTTTTACAAGGTGATAACACATTGATAACACACCTTCCGATTCAACAATTTGCGTGAATAATATAAACCGTTGTTATTCAGGAAGTTATCCCCAAAATGCGCTTAAACTAGTTTTAAACCAGTTTAGAAAATCAATCTTTATGACATATCTCTTTAAAAAACAAAAAGCAATCTATATAAGTATCTGTTATTCAATACGTTATATAGACTGCTTATTTGATTTTTTCTTGACTAAACGTTGCGTTTTTACGCCTAAAAAGTGATTCCGTTGGGGTCACAACCAATTTCTCACAAATCTGTCTATATCAGCCACTTACCTTTCGGGTGCAAAGATAGTGATAACATTTTTATAACACAAATTTTTAATTACTTTTTAACTATATTTTGCAAAAGTTGAAATTTGGCGGTTTCAAATACTTTTCTTACTTTTGCACTCGTCAATGTGACGATTGATATAAGACTTCGATATTCAACCTGTATTCAATAGGTTCAATATAAATCACGAAATCCCTAGGTCGGCGTCACACGACTTGGGGATTTTTATTTTCCCCGAGTTTTTGGCAAGACATACGAGGTTTCATCAGTATCGTCCTCTTCGGTTTGCCTGCCGATATATAAAACGACCCTAACTTAGATAGATATATCCCTTCAGTCCTGCTCTGAGCAACCAACCTCAACAGGCAACGCACGACCGAAAGGTAATCCACTGGGATGAAGAAGGCTTGCGGAATGGCTTTTCTATACCTAGGTAAGACTTTTGATATTTGGTACTCTTTGAGTAGGTAAATATATAATTATATAAAACCAAATTTCAAGTCGGTCAATCCTCGCCCCCTAGTGGTGTGCGGAAAAGGTTGGGGTGTACCCTTAAATGAAAGTCGAACTAAAAATTATAGATTATGAAGAAGATTAAATGGAAAGTGATGTTGTTTGTAGCTTGGCTGCTCTCAACGCTTATGATTCTCAGCCTAAGTCTTAGGGCAGTTAGCAAGGCAGACACCATCTTGAACCTTGTAGGAGTGCTAGGCTTTGTCCTATGGATATTGTTCTCAATCGCGACAAATTGTTTAACGTTCAAAAATAAAAAAGACAATGAAAAGAAAGATTAATCAATTGTGTTTGTTTATGCTGCTTGGTGCAGCGTTGTTTTCAACTACTTCCTGTAGCGAGCGTGTGGATGCTGGCTCTGAGGGAATCTTGGTAAACCTCTATGGTTCCGACAAAGGCGTAGATGATGTAAGTCTTGTTACCGGTCGTGTGTGGTACAATCCTTTCACCGAGGAGGTGTACGAGTACCCTACCTATGTGCAGACTATTGACTATCCGGCATTCACCATCAATGCCAAGGATGGCTCGGAGTTCACCGTTGATCCTACGGTCTCCCTCAAAATGGTTGACGGCAATGCACCAAAGGTATTCAAGAAGTACCGCAAGGAGTTGAAGGACATTGTGAATGGTACTTTGTTCAACTACGTGAAAGATGCCTTCCGCATTCAGCTGAACAAATACACAACCGACCAAATCGTCAGCAATCGTGATTTGGTGGAGAAAGCTATTGAGGCTCAACTCAGCAAGGCTCTCGCCAATGAGCATTTCCATTTGGAACAGCTTACTTCTGGCTTGAAATATCCAAATTCGATAGTTGAGGCGGTCAATCAGAAAAACAAGGCTATTCAGGAGGCTCAGCGTGCACTTAATGAGGTGGCAGTAAAGAAGGCTGAGGCTGAGAAGATGCTTGTGCAAGCAAAGGCTGAGCGAGAGGCGAATGAGTTGAAGACTGCATCGCTTACTCCGGCAATCTTGCAGAAGATGTGGATTGAGAAGTGGGATGGCAAGTTGCCTGTATATGGTAATGTTCCACAAATGATGATGGTTAAATAAACTAATTGCCCTCTCTTCGGAGGGGGCTTTTTATTTATAGCGTATGAAAGAAGAAGATTTAAATAAAGCTATTCAGCTGAAGGATAAACTTGATAGCGAAAGACAACTTTTAAGGTTTGCACATTTCCCGTCTGTGTATTTAAGAGTTAATCTTGAAGAAAACAGCGACCACGGACGAATTCGTAACATAGATTACCTTCTCGATAATGATGTTATCAGAGGACTGAGAGCGATGGTTATCGCCAACATCGAGAAGAGAATTAATGACTTACAGGAAGAATTAGAAAAGTTGTAGGCTTATGGGAAGTTTTATAAAAGAGCGTCTCATTTTTGCATACTGCTGGACGCATTCGACAGGTAGATGTAAGGTTTGTACTTGTTGCTACACCTTCAAGAAATGTAAGGACTTCGTAAATTCTTTTTGGAAGATACACCGCTACAGGCATTATCACAAGACAAAAGCGAAATATCCTACTACGCTTGCTGAGTTCAGAAAAAGAGTTCGTCGTTAAAATTTATAGCTTATGGAAGTTGAAAGATATTATTATGCAGTAGCATCCTTCATGCGTAAGGATGACAAGATTAGCGTTAGTTCGGTTACGTGTAGCGTTAAAGGTGAAGAAAAGGATATTAAGTTCTATCCTCTCATGAACATCATCACGGACGTGGAAGAGAAATTCAAGGATGATATGGTTAGTGGTACAGTAATCGTCCAGAGCGTTATTGAGATTAGTAAACAAGACTATGATGCTTTTAAAGAACGCATCGCTAAAATGCACAAGATAGTATGAAATATACAGAAGGTTATCCGCATAAACCTATCCTAGGTAAGGCTGGCGAGTTCGTTGATATTCTAAGCAGAGTTCCTGCTGATACGGATATTGTACTTGATGTTGATACCTATTTTTCTAGGGATATTGCTCCTAGTGCATTGGAAATTTCGGTAGGCAACTATCGTCCGTTTGAACATATCATTCACCTCAAAGACGATGGGACGTTAGAGAATACGCTGAAAGTCAATATTCGTGCAGAATGGAATAGAGACGAAAACATGGCAGAAGGTGAGATTTTTGCTGCGCTATTCTATGCGCTTAGGGAGGTCTTACACAAACGCGGACAATATGATACACGTAAGTTACCTAAGGAAAAGTCTATCGCCAAAACCGCTGCCAATAATCCGTGTGCGTTCTTCGATATGCTCAACGAATTTCAGAAGAAATACAGAGGTAAGAAAGAAAATCATAAAGAAGATGGAAAGGTTGATAAAGGTAATGGATAAGTATTTGACTGATGCCAAACTGCGTTGGGCACAGGAAGAACTTCGCCGAAAGTTGCAAGATGCAGCTGAACGCCATAAAAGATTGGTGATTCTGAAAGGTAGAAGGTTAGGTTGGTAAAAGCTATAGCGTATGAAAAAGAAAGTATTGACCCTCACCGTCAGCAAGCGATGGTTTGAAATGATTGCTGACGGGAAAAAGGATGAAGAGTATCGGGAGATAAAGCCGTATTGGGTAGCACGATTACTTCAAAACAATAGCAATATTGTTGATGTGCGACATCTTGCCTTTGCTTTGGCAGGGCGAACGGATTTACTTAAAAAATATATTTACGCACAGAGAATTGTGTTAAAACAATATACTCACGTCCTATTCATCAACGGCTACCGCAAGGATAGCCCACGAATTGAGAAGGAGATTGAGAGTATCACCATCGGCAAGCCAAAGAAAGGCTTATGCCCCGACAAATGGCTTGATACCGAGTTTTTTATCATTAAATTTAAGTAGCGTATGACAAACGAGGAATTTTGTAAGGCTCATCTAGGTGAGCGAGTTCTTTATAAAGGTAAGGACATTGGCGCATACGTGGCAGGGTATGTTGAAGAAAAGTATATTATCTTAGGTTTTGATGATTATAGAGGCTGCATTCTGTACTTCACATCTAAGGTGTATAAAACGCTTGGTGAAACATATAACTCATACCGATTCGCAAAGTTGAAGTTTTTGAAAGTAATAGAACAATAGTTATGAAAAAGGAAGATAGAATCAAGGTTTGGGAGAAGTACGGCCATCATTGCGCATACTGCGGAAAAGAAATAAAGTTCGAAGATATGCAAGTAGACCATTTCGTTCCTAAGAATCGTGGCGGTTACCCTCGTTGGAGTGATAAGGAAGGCAAGTATGTCGTTTCTCATGGTGAGGATAGTATGGAGAATTACATGCCTTCTTGCCGCGCCTGTAACTTTAGAAAGCGGGATATGAATATCGAACAATTCCGTGAATCTATAAGAGAACAGGCTGAAGGTTTGCTTAGAGGTGCAGCAAAGTTCCAAGTAAGTATGAGTATCGCTTATGGTCTGCTTACTCCTTCTTTCAATAAGCCTATCGTATTCTATTTTGAAGAACAAAAAAGAAGTAGCGTATGACTAGTATTAGAAAAGCTAAGAAGTGGTACAAGAGTTGTATCAACTTCAAAAATGAATACGAAAAGAAGTTAGGAACTATTCGTAAATGTCCCGCATGGCATAGGTATATTATGCGACATCGCACTTCCAAAAGGACGTTTTGTACGTTCACAATACGGACAAAGTCAAGAAGAAACAGAAAAAGCAGAGCCTAGTGCCCTGCTTTTTCCTTGTCTTCACGTTCTCGTTTCTCGGCTATAGCCTGTCTGATCCATTCGGCTTTGTTGCGACCGAGGGATTCGCAAAACTCAAACATATCTTCGTTTACATGCGTAACAACCCTATGGATGAGGGCAGCTGCCCCCTTGCTCGGGGTTCCGGCTCGCTCTCTGCGGCCACCCCACCCTGGATGCTGACTGACCTTGCATTGCTGAACCTTGCCCTTGCTATTGATGCGGAACTTCATTTTCAGCCGGTCATTTACCCAAACTTCAGCAATTACCGCATCGGGCGTCTGCTGAAGGGTAGATTTGGCGATGCCGATAAGATAGGATTTATCCTTGAAGAAGGTCTCTGTCTCATCGAGTATCGCCCAATCATCGTAGATTATGATTCTTGCCTTTTCCATATCCTCAACCTAATATTGCCATCAGTATCGTGAATAAGAAGATAAAGAGCACGAACCATTCCTGTTTACTCATAGCTTACCTCCTTTCTTCTTCTCTTGCGATGATAAATTTGAAGTGCTTTAACAACTCTGTGGTCTTCTTTCCAACCAAAAGAAGTTTTAATCACTCGTTTCAGCCAATACATATTTTTGCCCTTGTCGGGTCCGAGAAGTATCTTCTTTACAAATCTTGCTTTCATTGCTTACCTCCTTTCTTCTGATAGGCTCTAACCCTACAGATAGCCTTTGTGATTCTGTGGTCTTCGCCAAAGCCATAAGAGTAAGCTATGACTCGTGGTATCCAAAAATAGTTTTTCTTTCTACAAAGTATCTTCTTCGCCTGTCGTAATTTCATTTCTCCCCTCCTTCCTCGATTACTCCTATCGGCTTAATGTCGTTCACACTTTCATCCTCGGTGAAGAAGGAAACCTTCATCATGTCGCTCACGTAGGTCATGGCCACAACATCTTCATGGGCGTTCTTGATGATGCAGATGTCTCCTCTTACCTCGTTCTGCATTTTCAGATACTTCACGGCTGCATCCTTCACCGCCAAAGGATTCATTTTCTTTGTTATCGTCTCCCCCGACTGAGGGAAGACGAAGATAAATTCTTGCTTATTCATATTCTTAAAACTCAAATAATTCTAGTTGTACATATCTCTTCTTCGGGAGTAACTTTTCTATCTCCTTCAGTATCTTAGCTGCGCTCTTACAAACAGAACTATTCCGGTTGCGCTCTTGTTCTATCTGTACGTTAAGCCAATGTTTTGCCCAATTCAAAGCATGTTCTATGGCATCTTCCTGTGTCTTGAACCAATTCGTGTTGCTGAGGTTTGTTCCAAACGCCCCTCCTCTATCTGCTAGCATGTATGTCACACCATACGTCCACTTTCCTCTAACATAAGCTGTGGATATTTCGATATGTGGTATTCCGCTGCCGATTTCTGTCTTGTCAGAATTCGTGCATACACCGAACTCGTTGAATAGAAATTTCTTTATCATGATTCCATTTCACTTTCTGTTATTAACAACTCATCAAACATAATACTATCCTTGCATGAACAGCTCCATGATGATTCGTCCTTGTCTTCAGACACTTCATAGTTATCGGGATATTCCTCCTTGTAGAAGTCTAGAATATTATTTTCCTCTTCTGCCATCCGCTCCTTGGCTGCGGTCTTGGTAGAGTAAACTCCGATAACATTAACGCCCGAATAATCTTGGTTGTCTGCTCCGTGCTTAATCAACACAAATACTTTCTGTTTCTTCATCTTACTCGCCCTCCTTCTCTTCTACATCAAATATAACACTTTCCAACTCGCCATTCTCCAAACAACCCAAATCGTACAAACGTCTTGCGGTATTCTCTGCGTCTTCGGATGATGCAGCGTCTAGCGTTACCTTGTAGGTAATTTTCTCAACGATTTCTACTACATACCTTTTCATAATCAAATCCTTTCTTTTAAAATTAATACTTGATGGACGGATGGTACGTTGCAACCATCTGTAGCGGCTTGAATACCGCATTCGCCCTATATAAAACAACAACAACTTCTATTTTATCTTCTCGTCTACGCTTACATCTCCTCTACAATATCTTCAAAACTCTTCTTCTTAATCTCCATGGAAATCAGACTTGCTATGTCTAAGACTTCCTCGTACTCTCTGGACATATCGTGAATATAGATGCAGAAACTATCTATCTCGTACTTTTCGCTACTGAACAAAGTATAGCTTGATGTAGGAAAGCGGAAAATGATTCTGCTCCAATCCTTTTTATCCAACAGATTTTTAACAACAGAATTAATCATACTCAAAATGGTTTGTGAGGGAGATTTCTCTCCCTCGGGTTAAACTTACTCCTTCATCAGACTTTCTACAAGTTCTTCCTTTGTGGCAAAGACGTCTGTGCCCTTGGTGTATGCGCTATCATAAGCTAGCAAAAGCTTGCAGCATTCCTTGTCTTTATTCTTCTCAAGTACGATGCGAGAAATCTTCATCTCAGCTATCTTGTTATCACGCATGGTGAAAACCTGCTGACCAACATAGAAGTTGGTTTTAAGATTTGTCTTTGCTCGTTCCTGTACTTCCCAATCAGACGATAATTCCATACATGCGTACACTTCCTTGCCTTCTGAGAGGTCTTTGGTGATGTACTCGAAGATTTCCTGTTCTGTAGGCTCTCGCTCTTCTCCGGTCTCTTCATCATCGATGGTGTAAACATCATATCCCCAACCTTCCTTGTCTACAAGTTTGAGTCCGGCTGCCTGTGCCTTTACTACGTCTTGTATGGTGTTAATCTCAACTCCTACAAAATTGTCACTCAATCTAACTGCCTTAGTTGTCTTCATAATTTTATCTCCTATATTTTTTGTTTGTAACAATGAATTGAATTAATACTATCAATATCTATAAATTTCTTGCCATCACTAAAATTTATGATGAGGGCATTTAAAAATTGTTCATAGCTGAAATTATGGCCGAGGTATGGTCGTACCTCAGTTGTTTCGTTTTGTCCGTTAACAAGAACAACAATACGTTCGTTATTCTGTTCGCTAAACTCAGCTGCGAAAGCAACTGCTTGTTTTACTAATTCCGGATTCATATCTTATTCTTTAAATTTGTTATTGTTAACCATTCTAGCGGCATAAGTTCTGCCGATAATCTTATCTATCTTTGCTTGCTGCTGATAATCTGTGCAGTCGGCAAAGTTCTCCTGTCCCTCATAGAAACGTGCTGCATTCTTCAGCTCATGGAGTGTTGCTTGGGTGTAGTCCTTGTTAGGATCAACTTGCCTAAGATTCTCACATGTCTTGCAATACTCGATGAAGTCTACAAGCAAAGATTTCTCCTCGCTCTTGCTCTGCTGCATTCCGGCTCCCATAAGAGGTAGGGCAACTATCGTTGCCGCTACCAAAGCTATCTTAATTCTCTTTTTCATATCTTATCTATTTTCTAGTTCAATACTCACTACGTATGGTAAAGTGTGTTGCGGCTTGTTGTGCTCGCCCGAGAAGATGAACTTATTCAACCTGTTGTTGAAGGTGCTCTCGTTCTTCTCTATTGTACTTTTTATCATTTCCTCGCTTATCTGCTCCGAACGCAAGATAATGAAATGATTCTCCGTGTCTTGCTTTGCGTGTTGTCCTCGTTGTGCTACTGCAACAAGTCCGAAATCTGCGTGGAAGAACAGATACTTATCTCCTGTGAAGATTGCATCAACCCTGTTTCGTGATGTCTTTGTTACTCTGATAATGTTCATGTTACTCGTCCTCCATGTCTTTTGCTGCTCTCAGTCTGTAGCCTGTAAGACTGCCAACTAAGAAGATTAATACATAAATTGTGATGTCCATAACTTAACCCTCCTTAATATCTTAAAATCTTTTTGATTACTGCGGCTGCAAGAACATCGTTAGCGGTTATTGGTCTCGGCTCTGTTATGCTTTCTGCCCATGCTGCACCGCCAAAATACCAATGTTCTTTTCTCCATTCCTCACAAAACTTCTCGGCCTCCCAACGTGTAGGAAACTCCTTTTCTCTCATTTCCGAGTGTGGTCTACTGCCATACTCGTAATGCGCAATGTGATGTACTTTCATATCAATTTCCTTTCTTTTAATTGTTATGAATTATAAAAATTAATAGGCTCATAGTCTCTGTTTCTGCAATCGTTTCCTTCCTCATGATAAGGGCATTTATTGTCTTTCTTATAGTAACTGCCAAGGCGGTCATTCATACCCATACTAGATAATACAAGTCGATTGCATTTGCCATTTCTGAATGCAAATCTGCAAGATAAACAAATATTCTTTTCCATTTCTGTTTCTTTATTAATTGATTAAACTTGTGCGGTCTCACGGCTTGAACGTGATGTGCTCCTCTATTCGCTGACCGCTCCATGGTTACTTCTTGCCAAAGTTGAAGATTCTGATGAACTTGTAGAAAGTTCTGAGTTCGCAAAGGTGGTAGAGGTCTTCTAAGATATACTCCTTGCACTCCCTGTTGCACTCCCTGTAGGTCTCTTGCATCTGTGCTGCGGTCTCGTTACTGCATTTAAGCCAATACAGAAAAATGGCTCCTAAACTCTCATACTCGTTATACTCGTCATAGAACTTCTTCTGCTGCTCGTAAGTTTTGTTCTTTCTCATATTCTAATCTCCTATCTTTAATATTCAACACCATTCAGTTTAAGGGCAATTGCCTTTAAGTTCTCGATTCTCTTTTGTGCATTCGGGGTGATTTCAGCACCACAAATGAGGACTGCCTGTGAAAGGTTCATTACTTTGTCGTATAATGCGTTTGTGATGTTTGAAATCTCAGCGCTTGTAAGTGTTATTGTCTTTTCCATATTCGTTTATTTTAATTAATGTTGTTATTGTAACTCTAAAGATAACCTCACGACTATCTGTTGATTGCTCAATACTCTTGCGCTCGTAAGTTGTGTAATAGTTATCATACATATCCTTGCTGCGTCCAATATACTTGTAGCCTACCTTGATAAGGTTTCTTTTCAGTAACTCAGTTTCCTTATCGCTCATGTGCCTTGTGTATATTGGGGTCATTACCACTCTGTCTACAAATCTTTCGATTTTGCGAAAATTTACGATATACTCTGCCATAGTCTTTTGTCCGTTAGGCGTGGGGAGGGGCGTACGCCCCGTGGGGGCGCTGCCCCCTTATCTCCCCACATTGTTACTTACCATTCCTTACTCATTTCATACACCCAATATAAACCTTCATGTTGTAAGGAATACTCTTCTGCCTTATCTCTTGTGTCGAATTGTGCAACAACTTCGGGTTTCCTGTCGGGTTCGCAAATGTAGTCTTTCACTACTATGTAGTCCTTCATGCACTTGCCTTCATCTTTGAACACTCCAAAGTATTGTTCGTAATCTTTGAACACAAGTACATCAACAAGTTTACCTCTGTACATTACAGGAAACTTCCCGATAAACGGATATTCTCCCCAAAACTCTTTGATGTACTCATCATTGTCTTCATATCCTTGAGGTTGAACCTCATCTTCGTCTGCAATTACATAACCTTCTTTGGTGTAGAGAAGGTCACAAATGTAATAATCTGCTAACTTTGCCATAATCTTTAATATTTATAGTCGTACAACTGAGTGAGTACGTTATCGTACAGGTCTCTTGTCTTCTCAACGCTGCTTTCCTTACAATGAAATGGATTCTCGTTTGCAGTTCTTCTAATTACGTTGACTAATACCATAGCATCAGCCTTAGTCAATTCTAATAAACACATCTTTGTTGTTTCCATTGTCGTTGTTGTTAAAATGTTATACATACAAAGTGCAGGTGTACGTTTGCGCCCAACGTTCACAAGTTACATGTGACCTAACTCCCTTCGTTTAACGTCCGTGGGTTGACGTGTTTCGATGTTTCTCTAGTCTAACACGACTAGCGTTTTTACATCTTGCGTGATGAGTGTTTGAGACTTCTTTGTCTTGTTGCTTTGAGAGTGGCAACTAACTCGGTTGCATTTGCCGTTGATGTTTGAAGAGTTCTATCTCTCTGACTTTCCCGACTAATCTGTACTTTTATAGAGGTAGTTAAACGTGAAGTTCTAAACGTGCCATCGTTCCTCTAAAATCAAACCAACTTGATTTCGAGTGCAAAGATAAGCATTTATGCTATATTCTCAAAATTTCGTTATGTTTATTAACGATATTTTACATAAAAGTATAGCATTTAAACATAACTTTGCACTTCAAGATGGCTTTTGTACTATATTTGTGCGTTAAAATAAGTAATAGTTATTGTTATATGCTATATTTTTATTATCTTTGCCACAAAAAATAGAATTATGGTACAATTGAGAATAAAAGAGTGCTTAAAAGCACATGGGATGCAGCAAAAAGATTTGGCTAAAGGTATGGGCATTGAGCCTATATCACTTAGCCAAATGTTGGCTCGCAAAAAGTTTGGTATTGATAGGCTTGAACAAATGGCAGAGATAATCGGCTGCAAGGTGTCTGAACTCTTCGAGGAGGATAGCAAAGAAGGTTTTGCTAGCTTTATCCGCTACAAGGGCATCCATTATACTGCCGATACATTGGAGGAGTTCTTCAAGCAAGTTGATGAGTTAAGGATTATAGCGAAATGATTATAGTCCAAATTATCATGTGGCTCGCCTTCGGTGCAGTCTCGCTCGTTTGTATAGCCTATCTCTTTAATGTGTTCGGGAAGGTGGAGGAACATAAGAAACCATCCATGAAGTATGCTGAGTGGCTCTTGCAACTGCTCATCGTGGTGTGCTACCTGTATTCGGTGTACACCTTCGGCAAGTGGCTGCAAGGCTTGTGGTGAGGGCGTCAGCCCCACAGGGCATGGGGAGGGCGCTTGCGCCCGTGGGGGCGCTGCCCCCTTATCTCCCCCGAGGATTCTACTCCCTCATCCATGAGAAGAACACACAAGAGAGAGAAGAGAGAGTACAGGGAGAGAAAACAATTTCCCTAACTAGGAAAAAATATTTCTCCAACTAGAAAAATCAAAACCGCCTAACTCATCTTCTAAAAGCCTTAATTCTAGATGAGCGCATTATCTTGCACAAAACCATGAAATCTACGAAAAACCCACAAAATCGGCTCTAATCTGCTTGCAAATGGCTCTTAAACGGCTCAAAACTCACGAATTTGGGAGAAATCCCGACCAACTGCCCGAAAATCGCAAAAATCGCAAGAAATGAGCGACTTTATATCTTGATTTAGGGTGAAAAACATTCAAGAAGGCAGAATACGGCTAGTTAAAGTTTGCTAACGAACTCCTTGCGTGCGTGCGTACATATTAATGCAAACCCCATTTTTTGTTTGCAAAGAATCTTCTTTTATGAAATAAGAACTATCTTTACAATTTGCTTTTATCCTCACTTAGGAGTGATTGAAACTAACTTGCTTATAATTAACCACTTGTCTTTTCTTTACAATAATCACGTATGTTTACAAAATGGGTCTTCTAGAGGGCGAAGTTGGAGGAGAAGAAGGGGTGAGTTGCGCCCCGAGAAAGAAATTGGTGGAATTTGGGGCGATTTCGAACGAGGTTGGAACACGGCAAAATGAACCTTCAAATATTATATATTTGCCCTCGAAACATCAAATAATTGCAATTATGACGGAAATATTATCAAAAATCCCAAAGCATTTGACCTCTTGCCCTGTTCTCACGGACAAGAAAGAATGGGTCTTAGGTGCTGCATCCTTGGCGCTTGGCGTTGGCTCTTCTCTCTTCGGTGCTAACAAGGCTAAGAAGGCAGCTAGAAGGGCACAAGCGGAGAACACGTACAGAACGAACGCCGAGAAGGCTTGGTACGACAAGAACTACAACACGGACTACCTTGACACGAAAGCGGGTCAGAACCTCATGAGAAGGGCGAAGGAAGTACAGGACGAGTATGTCCGCAAGGCTGATGGCGCTGCTGCCGTTGGCGGTGGAACCGCTGCAAGCGTGGCGATGGCGAAGGAGGCAGCTAACAAGGCTATGGGCGACACGATAGCCAACGTAGCGGCACAGGACACGGCTCGCAAGCAGCATGTGGAGGACGCTCACCTTCAAAACACTCAGCAGTTGTCTAGAGAACGTCAGCAAATCGAGCAGCAGAAGGCGCAAGCCACTAGCGATGCGGCTCAAAATGCGTCAAATGCCATGTTCAATTTCGGTGTGAACCAATTGGGGTCAGAACTCGAAGGTGCTAAGGCGATGAAAACCAACACTTTAGGTTCAAACGGAAAGCCAATTGATAACACAAATGTATCACACACCATGAATGAGACCACTCGTTCTGCTGCAAGCGACCATTTGGCTGAAAGCATGATGTCTCCCGAGGAGAAGAACCAATACCGCTTGAAGAAGGCAGTTGGCTTGTCGGGGCTTGGGTAGCAGCTAGAAGGTGGAGCGGATGAGCGACAGGCAAGGTGGACGAGGCACAACAGGCGACCCAAAGACCCCCACCCCCTTCGACCACCGTTGCAAATTATAGTAGAATAATACAAATAAAGAAATTCTGCCCCCCCACCCCCTTTTCTGGATTTCGGTTTTCCGATTTTCCCCACCCCTAAATTTTCGGGAAGTGTTAATGAAATTAAAACATAAATAATATGGAAGTAAAGATAGGAAAAGGTCTTTTGTCTCAGACAGAAAAGCCATTCGAGTCTAGCAATAACAAGATAACGCTAGATGATTTAAGGAAGTTCTTAAAAGAAATGGACGAGCAGTATAACCATAGAGTAAATACTAGAAGAGAGTATTGTGCTCGGTTGATATGCAAGGATGGAAAAGTCCGAAATGTGCAAGTGGAAGAAAGCAAGAAAGAATCTGAGGAGTGGGGTTCTAAATTCTACTATTACAAAGAGACAGATAACGGCATTATTCCTGCATCATACCACGATATTATAAACCTGTTTTTAAAACATAAAACAAAATAGATTATGACATTTGAAGAAGCAAAAAAGATATTGAAGAAGGAAGGTTACGACGTAGAGAAAGTTGGCAGACCTAGTAGTCCTAGTATCGTTTTTACTGCATACGAGTCTCCTGAAATTTGTGAAGCGATGCAGGTTGTTTGTTCTGCCGGTTATGGCATCAGTATGGTGTCCAGCCGCTTTGATGATCGCAAGGCTCGTTTGAGCTTGGAACTTGCAGAGAACAGCGCACCTATGCCTGGTCCTGGTGAAGAACAGCCAAAGGAAGGCAACCCTGCCCTTAAAGAAGCAGCCTCCCGGTTCAACGATGCTTTGTTGGATGAGCAGGCAAAGAAGATTGCCGAGCTTACCAAGGATAAAGAGAACTACTGTTCTCGAATTTCGGATTTAGAACATTGCGTAAAGCATAATTGTCGTGTTTATCTACGTGGCATAAATGGTCTCGGTAATGAGATTAAGCGTCTCGGCAAAGAGATTTCCCGACTCAACAAGATTATACACAAGAAGAACCTGAAGATTGAGGAGTTGAGAAAGGAAAGTTCTAGACACCTAAGAGGAAACGGTGAGAATCTTGATCTTGAACAGGAGTTAAAGGATAAGGTCGTAGCTTTGGCTGGCGTTACAGAGGGACTTCGCCTTTCTAAGATTCGTGAAAAGAATCTGACCGAGGTGTGCCAGAAGTACGTGAAGGAGAATGAGAAGTTGAAGAAGAAGCTTGCAGACAAGGTTGTTGACAAGATTGACGCTCAGGCTTTGAAGAGTGCCGAGAGTGCTCTCGCTTACAAAGAGAAGGTGATTGCAGAGAAGGACGAGGTGATTGCTGATTTGGGCAAGGAATTGAAGGCAAAGAAAGCCTTGGTAGATCATATTAGTAAGATACGTGATAGCGCCAAGATTAATCTTAATCTTCGCGAGAAGGAATGCGAGAAGTTGAAAGAGGCATTGGAGGAGAAGACCAAGCTGGTTGAGATGGTTCGAAATGCCTCTAAGGAGTACTGCAACTATGGCGTGGCAGCAAATGAATTTATCAAGGAACTGGCTAGTTTGTATGTAATTGCCAATAATAAAGGAATCATTAATGATGAAATGCTTGAACGCTGCAAGAACTATCAGACTTATGGCTTTCCTGCTAATTGCAATAGAGAGACCAAGAAGGAGATTAATGATATTGCCAGAGGAAATGAAAACAAGAAACCTTCTCTTTTCAGAGACGATTCTGTTGGCGCAGTAACGAACCAGAAAGATTGTTCTCCTGTCAAAGATACTCATCCTACTGAGGATAAGCCAGAGGAGGTTGAGTTGGATGAAATTCTGGAGTGTGTTCGTAAGGCTCTAGAGGAAGGTCATACGGTTTCTATTGACTATGATAAAGCAGAGGAAGGTGGAGACCAATCTGCTACTATTGTGCAATGCGATAATGGTATAATTCTCTCAAAAGAAGAAGCTGAAATCATCGAGCGTTGCACGAAGAACGGCACGGAGTTACACTATAGTGAAAAGGATGGATTAACTTACACAAATGTGTTTGGTGAAGAAATGCCTATTAGATGCCTTCGTGGTATGTTTCATGTATTTACCGATGAGGAAATCGAAAATATGAAAAAGTAAGCTATGGTAGTAAACAATAATCAGAATACGCAGCAGCCTAGGAAGAAGCCGGTAACTATCGGCGGCTATCCTGAGGCTGTGCATGACCTGATGAGGGCGAAATATCCCGATTATGATCAGGTGATGAATGGAGGCAACGGAGGTGCCGCGGGGGTTAATGGCGGTACTGGCGTTAACTTCTTCGGGAATGGTGGCGGTGCTACCGGTAAGTTTGAGGTTCAGCCTGTTCAGACTGGCGCAGCACCTATTACAGACTTCACCCAGATGCCTAAGCAGGAAGAGTTCGTTCCGCAGGGAAGCGGTAATGCTAACCCTGCCTTGGGACCAGTACAGACTCCTTATATGGGCGATGCAGCAGAGAATACTCCCCAGCCTCAGAGCAATTTTGAGGGAATGCCGCAGCCTTCTACTGGTTGGAATGCTGACGGAACACCACGCTATGATACGCTTTCTACAGCTCTGAGCGGCTTTCAGATGCCGCAGGAACAGCAGGCTCCAGAGTTTGAGGCTGACCCTAAACAGAGGGATGGTGGCTTTTTCAGTTGGCTCGGCAAGATTATGCCGAAGAGCAGACCGGGAATGCGTGAGGGTGAGACTCCTGAGGAGTATGACCGCCGAATCACTACCAACCGTGAGAATATCGCTGCCTTTGCTGATGCTATCCGACACATGGGAAACATCATCAATACTTCGAAGGGTGCGCCTCTGCAGGTGTTCAACGACCCTACTACCATGATGGAACAGGGGTATCAGAACCGCAAGGCTCAGAGACAGAAACAGGCTGCCCTTGATGCGGATGCTGCCTATAAGCAGGCAAATCTCGACCTTAAGAGTGCGGCTGCACAGGCAGACAAGGTTTATAAGGAGTATCTTATGGGGCTTCGTGGTGAAGGCAATCAGCTTGCCAAGGATAAGTTTGAGTACCGAAAGGGAAAGGATGCTGCAGCTGACCAGTATAAGAAGGATAAGGATAAGCGTGACTTCGAGTATAAGAAGGGACGTGACAAAGTGAAGGATGAGCAGGCTAGGCAGCGTCTAGCTATTCAGCAGTACAACGCAACCCATAAGGGACGTGGAGGCGGCGGGCGGTCAGGCAGGAGCGGTAGCGGCTCTGGTGCCAAGTACTGGTTTGAGGATAAGAACGGCAAGATGCGCTATCAGCCTAACAAGACCATGTGGGAACAGGAGTACTACCGTGAATACGGCAAGCTTCCGCAGGGCGAGACTTCTACTTCTACCAGTACGAAGACCATCAATCCGAAGACTGGCGCAGAGGTAACGACCACCACAAGAAGAAAGGGTGCATCTGTTACCAGTCAGGCGGCAGCTTCGCAGAATGCGGCTAGGAATGCGAGAAACAGACCGAAGCCTGCAGGCAAGTCGAAGAACGGCTATAAGAATACTAAGAAACTTGGATTATAAACATTAATATATAATATATGGCTGGAGATAAATTTGACCAACTTTATAACGCCTTGAAAGCAGATGGCGCAGTATCGGGAACTAGAGAACATTTCAGACAGTTCGTGTATGCGCCCGGCAAGCAGGGCTATCATAACAGAAAGCAGCTCTATGATGCGCTTCACGCCGATGGTGCTGTTTCCAGTAATTCGTATGAGGAGTTTGCGCAGCGGCTTGGATTGCATGCAGTAAATCCGAAGCCTCAGCAGCAGAAGCCAGTTCAGCCTGTCAAGAAGCAGACTATGAAGCAGAGAGCGCAGGAAGTGGCAGCTCAGTATCAGAAGCCAAGGCAGCAGAAGGCTCAGCAGCCTAGAACGGCTACTACTTCTGGTACAGACTACATGCAGAACTGGCGGTTGATGCACATGCGCAACGACCAGATGAACCCGATGCAGCAGGCTCAGGCTAGTAATGCGCGCGCACGCATGCAAAGAGCACAAGAGCAGTCTGCACGTCAGGAGCAGCAGAGAGCTACCCCTATCAGCAGAAGCAGAATAACTCCTACTGCCAAGAGCTTCAACGAGACGATGCAGCAGCTTTCTACTCCTGAGGCTAGACAGGCTAGAGCCAAGCAGCAGAGAGAGGATGATGCTAGAGCATTCGCCCAGTATGAGGTAGAGGGTAATAATTTTACTAATAATGACGGCAAATATGGCACCATTGCGCCTGAGATTGATTCTCTTGTTGCCCCTTCGATAAAGGAGGCTGATGATTTGTCTTGGTCTCAGTATCAGCAGGCTTTGAAGAAAGCTGGTAATGATGCCTATCTGAGAAACAAGGCGTGGAAGGATTTGCAGGACAACAGGATCAAGAACCGTCAGAATGTACTTGCCGACACCCTCAGTTCTAAGTTGCAGGAAATATACTCTCAGAAAGGATTGCAGGAGCACATCATGCAGAGTGCCGACAAGTTGAACATGGGCGTGGAGGAGTACGTTGACAAGTATGTTACTCCTCAGATGATGCAGCGTGCCCAGAATATACTGGGTGTTAAGAATATTGAGGAGATTCTGCCTCAGAGTGCCACGGAATATGTAGTGAGAAAACTCAGCGATTCCATCTTGGGAACCTTGTCTGCCGGGCAGGATAAGTCGAGAGAGCAGATTGCCAGAGAGCAGGAGGCGATGGCTATTGCAGACGGTCTAGAGGAAATGCCTACCGTTAATGGCTACAAGGCTAACGAAGGTTACAAGTCTGGCATGGGCGCACGTTTCGTTTCTACGGCGGCTAACATGGCGATGGACTCCCCTATTCTCGGAATGACAGGCAGCGCATCCAATTTGACCGTGGATTTGGGTAAGCAGGTCCTGATGAAAGGTCTCGCCAAGGCTGGAGTTGTGAAGATGGGAGCCAAGCTTACCGCACAGCAGTTGGCATTCAAGGCTGCAAACATGACGATGGCACAGAAGATTGCTTCTGGCTTGGTGGAGGGAACGGCGAAGAGTGCGCTCAATCTGGGCGGTTACTCCAGTATTACCGCAGCCCTAGGACAGGCATCCACAGGCGATGATACTTCATTGTCGGCATTGGGTCAGGCGGCATTGGGAGGATTCGAGCATGGTGCTACCACTGGTGCAATGTTCGGAGTATCTGGTGCTATCATGGCTCCTTGGGTGTCAAAGTTCGGTATCACTGGCTTGGAGAAGAGCACAGGCGAGAAATGGCTGCATGGCACACAGAAGCTTGGTGCTACCGCCGCAGGTCTCGGCGTTGAGGCTGGTACCATGATGGTTGCCGACAATATCACTGGCGATAAGGACATTTCCTTTGGCACATGGCTTGAAGACGTGGTGATGGTGGGCGCATTTAAGGCTGGAGAGCCTAAGAATTACGCTCATATCGGAAATGCGTTGTATAATCTTACTCATAATAGCGGTGGTAATTTCGTGATTGGAAAGAATGCCAATGGCTCCCCTATCGCCGTGGATATTCGTCTGACTCCTGACGAGAAGAATGAATTGATTTCTTCTGCATCGGGCAAAAATCTGATGGATGCTTTCGTAAAGGTGGACCGTGCATCGAAGACAGCTCCAAGAGACCCGAAGTATAAGACTGCTTACACGGATTTTATGAACGACCCAGACGTTTCTCAGAGCACCAAAGAGAAGGTGAATGCGGCCATGGGACTGTTTAACACGACAAGAGGCAAAAGCTACCGCAGCGTGAACGACGTGAAGAACAAACAGATTTTTGAATACACCAAGAACGGAACGCTGCTTACACGTACCTCTTATAAGAATGCCGATGAGCGCAGAGCTATTCTTTACAAGCAGAAGCTTTATCGTGATAATGACGATATGATGTCGCTGATTGGCTATTCCAAGATGAAGGATATGCAGCTGACTGATGAGGACGGAAATGTTACCAGTCTGGCACTTGGCTTCCTCCGTAATAACGGCTATGACACAAGCAAGGATGTTACAGACCCGATAAACGCCCAGCTGATTAATGACTTGCGCAACCCGAAGAGTGCGCTCTATCTTGACTGGGAGAAGTATGTGGACGTTTACGGTTCGTATGGCGATCTTAAAGTAGAATCCGCAGACGTTGTTGATGGTCTTATTGACACATGGAAGAAGATGATCAACGACAAGGGGAACATTACTGTTGATATTGACAACATCATGCGCAAAGACCCGATGAAGCGCACCGACCAGGAGAACAAAATCTTCTATTATGTGAAGAGCGAGCTTGAAAACAGACTTTTCCCTAGCGGAAAGCCACACGCAGACCAGTCTGCCAGCCAAGGTAAGACGGTTGCCGAGGAGCATAGTCTGGGAACAGACAATCCGGATAGCGGCGTGGTAGTTGATGAGTTGCGCAACCTTCGCAACGCAGAGCAAGCCCTTGATGCAGCGATGGATAGCAACGATGTGTTCAAGCAAACCTTTGAGCAACTACACCAGCAGGGCTTGACACCGGCACAGATTTACGATGCACTCATTCAGAATGGATTGACCCAAGAAGAGTTAACCCCACTTGCCCAATATATTAATGCGAACGCTAGAGTGCAGGGTATGCAGCAGGCTACTGCTGATGCCATAGAGGAAAACGTAAAGAGCTTTATTTCTGATTGGAGCTATCACGGAACATTGAACGGTCAGCCGATGAATGGCGAGCAGGCTTTGTACGTTCAGGACAGCAGCGGAAGAACACTTCTTGTTGGTTCGGGTGATGTTGCTTTCGACCAGACTACAGGTAGAGCCAAGGAAGGCAGCGGTGATATGCTTGTCTGTCTGGACCCTAATACCAAGGAATTGGTTTATGTGAAGGCAGATGAGGTTACTCTGGTTCAAAACCAGCCTATCGACCAGTTTGCTGCAGAATATCGTCAGAGATTGCAGATGAAGAACTCTGAGCCTTACAATCAGGCGGCACAGGAGCAGGCTATGCAGGATGCAGCTAAGCCTCAGCAGGAGGCACCACAAGATAATACCACAAAATCGGAAGATAGTACCACAAAAGAGGGTGATTTAACAAAAGTTGATACCACATCGGGCGAAAATAATACCAAAACTGAGGAATTTGTACCACAAGAGCAGCCTCAGCAGACCCGTAAGTTTGCCGATGGTACAGATGTTCCTATGGCTACGGATAGCAAGGGAAGACCTACACCGGACTATGCTAGTATGACTCCAGAGCAGAGTGCGGAGATTCTTACTGAGGATTTCGGGGAGAATGCTGAGAAGGTGGTGGACGGACAGATTAAGAAAGCTGAGAATGCTTTGAAGGATGCCGAGAAGATGAAGGTGGACTATACCGCCGAGCCTAACGACATCATGGATCAGGAGACTTTGAAGAATCAGACTATTGAAGCTGCCAAGAAGCAGTTGGACCACGCTCAGAATATCAAGAAGGCTATGACTGCCAAGAAGGTTTCCGAGACTGTGGGTAAGACAGAACAGACTGAGGGCGCACATGAAGCTGGCAGCGTGGCTGCACAGAAGTTTGTGAATGCACCTAGACTTGTAGGCAACAAGCGCACAAGAATGCTACCTGACGGAGAGACTAAGATTAAGGGGCACTATGAGATTGTTCCGGCTGAAAGTCTTACTCCTTCCCATGATGTGAATAACGACTATAAGAAATCTGAGGGATTCCCTACAGATGCTGAGGGCAGAACCGTGAATGACCGTGACTACGAGCACGACAAGGCGGCTCAGCAGAATACGGACCAGATTGCCCGAAAGTATAATGGTATGGCTATCGAGAATGTGCCAGTGGTATCTGACGAGGGTATCGTTTATGATGGTAACGGTAGAACCATGGCAGGACAGAAGGCGGCAAAGGAAGGCACAGATGCTGAATACATCAACGACCTCTTGGAGAATGCCGAGAACTTCGGCTTTACCAGAGAGCAGATTGAGCAGAGCGGAATCGAGCATCCACGTCTGGTATTGGTGACGGATGAGCGATTGCCATACGATGCAGCGACCTTCGCCAAGTTCAACCGCAACGAGAAGAAGACTCAGAGCAATACCGAACAGGCGGTTGCCAAGGCTAAGACCTTGACTTCTGACGAGGTAGGCGCGATTGTTGCCGAGATTGAGGGAAATGGTTCTCTTGATGCTTTCTTTAACAATTCCAAGGCAATAAATGACTTGGTGAAGACGTTAGTAGATAAAGGCATCATCGGACAGAACGAGGTGGCACAGATGATGGATAGTCCTGAGCGACTTTCTGCACAAGGCAGGGAGTATGTGAAGAACCTTCTTTTGGGTTCAATCTTCAAGCCAGAGACTATCAGAATGCTGGGCATCGACTCTACGGTGAAGAATAAGGCTATCAACGCTATCCGCTCGGTAATGGACAACATGAAGTTGGGCGAGTTCTCTCTTCGTGATGAGATTGATCAGGCTATTCAATTGCTCTATGAGGCAAGACAGGGCGGTAACAAGGTTGATACGCTGCTGAGAACACCGGACATGTTCGGTGAGGATGCAGCTAAGCGTTACTCTTCTATCTCTCAGATGATGGCTTTAGCCTTGGAGGGCAAGGTTTCTGATTTCAGAGATTTGCTTGACGAATACAACCGCATCGCTAAGACTAGAAATACTGGCGAGGGCAATATGTTTGAGGAAGCTCCTACCAAGGAAGAGTTAATTAACGAGTATTTGAACTTTAAAAAATGGCAAGATTATGGAACAGGACATTCAGAAACAGAAGGAGGCCATGATGTTTCAGGCGTTGAAGAACCTCAACAAGAAGCATCAGGAGCAAATGAACCAGCAGAAGCAGAGCGACCAAGAGTAGAAGAGGCTGACGACTTAGAAAACAAGGAACTCGAAAGTCGTATTGAGGTGACGGACGAGGAAACCGAGACTCCATCAAAAAATGGTCCTATCATGAAGCAGAAGATTCTGATTGATGGAGACAAGGAGGTAATTAAGGTTGACGAGCCTAACAAGAAGGGCGAGTACACTGGGTCTTACTATGAGTATGATGGCAAAAAGTTTGGTGACCTGAATGAGGTTACTGAGTATATTGACAGCAAGAAAGAAGAAGGTCCTCTCCCACTCCTTCCAAAGGAAGAGAACGCAGACCCTCAGTTTAACCCGATTGAGGCGGCTGCCGCTGAGTTCAAGAAGGAGCATCCTCTGACCGAGGAGGAAATCATGAAGGCTGACGTTGATGATTTATCCAAGGATATGGCTCTTGATTATCTTAATGGTGAGGTGACGGATGATTTGCATCGTGCTATCTATGAAAGCATCTTTGCCAAGACCAGAGGGCAGAAGACTGAGTCTAAAGTAGAGACTCCTAAAGCGGAGCCATCTGCTGACCCTATGGAGGGAATCAAGAATGCAGCAGAAGGATTCGAGAAGGAGAAGAAATCAAAAACCGAAAAGAAGCCTCAGCAGAAAGCTGACGATGCAGCGGTAGCGGCTTCTAACAAGAAGGTTAATGACCTTTGGGATATGCTCAAGAATGCCGGCAAGGATGAAATATCTGCTTCGTTCGTCGGTCTTAACTCTAGACAGTTGGAGGTATTGCCTAAGCTGGTGAGCGCCATGGCCGAAAATGCTTATCTGAGAATCAAGAGAGGCATGCACAATCTTGAAGACGTAGTAAAGGAAATGCGCAAGGAGTTTGCCCCTGCTGCCAAGCTCTTTAAGAAGGAAGACGTGGATGCTATCTATGAGCAGATGATGAATATCCGCTATCGCGATGGCGAGCAGCGCATGAGCTTGAAGGAGTGGGCTGACTACTACGAGAAGACTTCGCCTAAGCATCAGGAGAATCTGGTGGGTGACTCCAAGACTGCCGAGGAGAGAAAGATAGCAGAGAAGAGGTTTATTGATGTCGTGAACCTACAGTTGGGCTTCAAACATAAGTTTAACGGTATTGTTGAGCTGAGAAAGATAGCTGAGAGAGTTGGTTTGAAGGATATTAAGGACACAGACCTTCAGGAGCTTGCTGAAACTGCTATTGTTAAGCGAGCAAGAGGTATCTCTTCTTCTGAATCAACAAACGATGCCGTGAAGTTTGAACGTATCAAGACGCTCTATGAGAATCAGCCGAGCCTCAACCAGAGAGATTCTGAGCGAGTGATGAAGCAGCAGTACTCTACCCCTGCCCCTTACGCTTTCCTTGCAGATATGTATGTGAAGGGCAACGGTAAGGTGATTGAGAGTGCTCTGGAGCCAAGTGCCGGCAACGGTATGCTTACCATCGGCTTGCCAATGGATAAGGTACATGTGAACGATATTGATGCACAGCGATTGGCGAACCTGAGAAGACAGGGTTTCAAGAACGTGACCAGTCAGGACGGAACGCAGCCTTTTGCAGACAAGGACGTTGATGTGGTGGTAACAAATCCACCATTCGGTAGTGCTACCCCTAAGGAGTATGACGGCTACAAGATTTCTTCTTTGGAAGGACAGATGGCTATCAATGCCTTGGAGAGCATGAAGGACGATGGCCGTGCTGCCATTATCATCGGCGGCAAGACTGAATACGCCAAGAACGGAAGTCTGAATCCGAAGGATAAGGCTTTCCTTGGTTATCTCTATAGCCACTATAATGTGGAGGACGTGATTAATGTGGATGGAAGTCTCTATGCAAAACAGGGAACCAGCTACCCTACACGTATTATATTAATAAACGGAAGACGCTTGAACGAGAATGCCTTTCCACCAGTAAAGGATAAGGCTAGAGCGGAGACCGTGAAAGATTATGACGAACTTTATAAACGAATTGAAGATGATATACTACGAGGTGAACGGATGGATTCTTCCATCGGAGGAGAAACAAGAAGTGCTCAACCAGAACTTGATAAACAAGGCGCTGCTAGTACTCCTAAAGAGAGAGTACGAGCAGGAGAACGAGGAGGAAGCAAACCAGATGGTGAGCGAGAGCCTGACCTATTTGACTCCACTTCCGTATCAGGAACCCATGATGACTTGGAAAATCAACGAGGAACCGAGCCAAGAGAAGATGGAGGACTTCCTGATGGAGATAGTAGAGCAGACGGAACAGGGGCAGAGTCTTCTCCAAGCAAAGAACCAACCTCTGGAGCCAATGAGCAGCGAGGTAATGGATCAGGAGGAGCTGGACGGAATGACGCTCAGCCAAGTGCTGATGAATCTGCCAACGCCGGGAGCGGAAGCGGACCACGGGGACAATTACAGCGGGTGGACAAATCCGTACGTGGACTAAGTACAGAGAAAGTTACATATACCCCTAAGAGTGGAAATCCATTCACTCTGAAAGCCGTGATGCCTGCCGATCAGCAGGAGGCAGTAAACAAGAATCTCGAAAAGTTGGGCGATGCAGACCAGTTCCTTGTTGACGAACTGGGCTATAATGATAAGGATGATTTGTATTCTCATCTTGCTGCAGAGCAGGTTGACTCTGTAGCCCTTGCCTTGCAGCAGGCAAAGAAGGGCAACGCCTTCATCATCGGCGATATGACTGGTATAGGTAAGGGAAGACAGGCTGCGTCGCTTATCAGATACGCCAAGAAGCAGGGTCAGGTTCCTGTATATTTCACCAAGACAGCAGGATTGCTGAGTGATGTTTATCGTGACTTGGTGGATATTGGTAGCCCAGACCTAAGACCATTTGTATTCGGTAGTGCCAAGGAAGCTGCCATTACCGACTCAGACGGAAAAGTTGTATTTGCTTTGCCATCGAAGAGCGAGGTGAAGCGAGTGCTCGACTACATCGAAAAGAACGGAAAGCTGCCAGACGAATATGACTATGTATTGACTACTTACAGCCAAGTAAGCAATGGCGTGTATGAGTTTGACGAGAATGGTGCACGAAAAGAGAAGAAACTTGCGAAGGGTAAGACATTCGGCGCTGCTGCCCTTAGCGGACAAAGAAGACGTGATGCTATTGAAAAACTGATGGGTAACGCCTATCTTATCCTTGATGAAAGCCACACGGCTGGTGGCAATAGCGGTCAGGGTAACTACTTCCAACACATTATTCAGAAGGCAAAGAACGTTACCTTCTTCTCTGCAACCTTTGCCAAGAGACCTGACAACATGCCTATCTATGCTTTGCGTACTGCCATGAATGAGGGCGGTATGAAATCATCCGACTTGATTGATGCGGTAAAGCGTGGTGGTGCAACCTTGCAGGAGATTATGAGTCAGACCTTGACACAATGCGGTCAGATGATTAGACGTGAGCGAGATATGACTGGCGTAACCATCGACTGGAAGGCGATTGATGATCCTGAGCGAGTACAGGAACAGCGAGAACAGTATGATAGTATCATCGGTTTGTTTAATGATATTATCAATTTCCAAAAGAAATATGTTTCAAGTTACGTGGATGAGCGTAATGACGAGTTGGCTGCCATTCAGTCTACCATGGGAATCAAGAAGGGCACGGCTGCCCTGGGTATCAAGAATCAGCCTTTTGCCAGCAAGGCATTCAATACCGTTCAGCAGGTACTTCTCTCCTTGAAAGCGAAGTCTGCTGCAGAACGTGCCATCGACTACCTGAAGCAGGGTATGAAGCCTGTGATTGCGTTGAACAATACCAACGAATCTCAGACTGGCAACCTTGCGCTTGGTGAGGAAATGGACGCACCAGACTTGGGTACATCTTTGAAGAAGGGTCTGGAGGGTACACTTCGCTATACTCAGAAGGATGCAAAGGATAATAGTGAAAGCGGCTACATCAAACTTTCTGATTTGGGCGATGAGGCAGTTGAGGCTTATCACGAACTGGAAAAGAAGATTGAGAAGACAAGTACCGGTCTTTCCCTCTCCCCTATTGATGTTATCAAGAACGAGTTGCAGAAGGCAGGTTATAAGGTTGGCGAGCTGACCGGTAGACAGACCGAGTTTGTTTATAACGACAACGGAACTGTTACCAAGGTGAAGCGCGCTGATACAGACAAGAAGAAACTCGCGCGCGACTTTAATGATGGCAAGATTGATGCGCTTATTCTCAACAAGAGTGCAGCAACCGGTATTTCCCTTCATGCTTCGAGCAAGTATAAGGACCAGAAGAAGCGTGTGATGATCGTGGCGCAGCAGCAGCTCGACGTAAACGATGAGGTTCAGATGCGTGGACGTATCGACCGAACCGGTCAGGTGGCTAGAGGTGCATACGAGTATGTGGTTTCCCTTATCCCTGCCGAGCAGCGACTTCTGATGATGTTTAAAGCGAAGTTGAAGTCGCTTGATGCCAATACTACTTCTTCGCAGAAGAGCAAGTTCAACGAAATGGAAGTTGCCGATATTACCAATAAATATGGCGATAAGGTGGTTCGTGAGTATATGGCAGAACATCTTGACCTTTATGCACGCATGGCAGATCCATTCGGATGGGAAAAGAGTAATGGTGATGATTTGTCTAGAATCGACCCACAGACTCTTGTTGCTAGCGGTGGCGGTGTTGGTGATGGCGAAGCTGGTGCCGATGCAAGCAAGTTGCTTGGGCGTATGGCTCTGCTGAGAGTTTCTGAGCAGGAGAAGATGTTGCAGGAGATTGGCGAGCTTTATGCCAACGAGATTCAGCGACTCAACGAAATGGGTGAGAACGACCTTGAGATTACCGAGCTGCCTCTGAAGGCTAAGACTCTCCACAAGGAGGTTTGGAAGCAGGGTGCAGAGCCGGGCGGCGATAACGCCTTTGCCGACAACACCTATATAGAAAAGGTGAACATGGCCATCTTGAAGAAACCAATGAAGGCTTCTGAGGTGAAGGCTTCGCAGGATGGTTTGACTGGCGGTAAGACTTGGGATGAATACAAGACCGAGAAGAAGGCTGCCGTGAAGGAGTACTTCGACCAGAAGATTGCCGACGCAAGCCAGAAGTATGAGGAGCGTGCCGTGAAGGCTGCAACCAAGGCTAAGGAGAAGTATATCAAAGATGCTAAGAAGGGTCAGAAGGATTCGGGTATGAGCGATGAGCAGATTGAGAAGATGGCTGGCTATCAGTATGATAACATCTACAATCAGGAGAAAGATAAGCTGAACGATGTGGTGAAGAACCTGAAAGCCAAGGCTGAAATGTTTGAGCGTGTGCTTGATACCTTCGATACTAACGGCGCTTTCGTTCTGCCTATGGATATGAACAATCCAAACGAGTTGAGCGGATTCGGCAACAGTTACGGTAGACTTATTGACATCAAGATTACTGATAACTACTCGCCTAACGCCTCTTCCGTTTCCTTCGCTACCTTGGATGGCAGAAGAAAGATTACTTTCCCTATTGCCGGCAAGGTGGGTTCTGGTGAAAACAAGGTGGATATTATCGGTTCTATCGACCGCATGACCAAGCAGGCTGCCGGTATGGGAGACAGCCATCTCAGAGTATTGAACCAAAACTTTGATAACTGGGATAGACTGACCAGCAACGAGAGTCGCAAGGATGGCTATATCGTGACCGGTAATCTGATGCAGGCTTTGGTTGACAGTAAGGATCAGGGCTTGGGCGGTCAGTTGGTGAAATATACAACTGATACTGGCGAGGTGAAGACTGGTATCTTAATGCCAGATAGATTCGACCCTAAGGGCTTAACTACGGATGCGCCTATCAACAGCGTGACTGAGAAGTTTGAGCTTTCTTCTTGGCATGGTGGTATTGACGAGGTTACTTCATCGGATGGTGAAATAAAGGTGAAACGCATAGACAACAATCGTGGCTACTACTATGAACTTCGTGTACCGAAGAGCAAGGCGAAGGGCGGCAAGTACTTCATGGATGAAGATTTGCTGAAACTGGTTAATGGAAATAACTTCGAGACAAGAGGCAATAATATGCTTGCAGAGTTTAAACCAGAGCAGTTGAAGCCAGTACTGGACCGCCTGTCTAAGATGGGCGTGAAGGTGCAGGAGGAGCGCAAGACTTCTGGGGATGAAGGCACCCACTTCCGTGAGGACCGAGGCTTGCAGTATTCTAAAACAGATACAAAAGATGTTAAGAATAGTAGAATCATTCCGGAAGATGTAGATAAAAATGTATCTTCGCAGATTGAAAAGAGATTCGATGATGAGGTTGAAAGACTTTATGGGGACATTTCCGGCCGTCCAAACGTAAAGAAATATGCGGAGTTGATGGCAAACAAGTTTGCAGGCACACAATATGTTGACACTTTCGACATGGACAGAGAAGGAAATAAAACCAAGAAATATGATGGTCTGAAATCAATCATTGATTCTCTTGATAACAAACTTAAAGATATTGAAAAGAAGTATGGAATCAAGCAAAGAGACAACATCTGGGACATTGAAAGAAGAGTCAAGGAAGGAAAGAGTCTGTCCGAAGCAACCGAAGGAAATGACTCGAGAGGAGTGGATGGAGCTTCAAAAGGGGATAGTGGACGAATTCCCAGAAAGTTGGCTGGAACAGGAAAGGATGAAGGAAAAGTTGTTCGAAACGGAACTGGAAATAGCACGTCTGAAAGCTCACTTAGAATGCTCGAAGCACTCGATGAGTACAAACGAGTTGCAATGGTCAAAGCGGCGGCTGAAAGAGCTAGAGAATATCTTATCGAACGCTTCAACGACTTCCGGCACAAATACGGTCTTGAAGAAGGAGAATGGGCTAGCCAGGATTTGGCAGAAAGGATATTCAATGATAACAACAGCGATAAGGAAGTTCAAAAGATCTTTGAGCGTATTAGGGGTTTAGTAGAGGTTCTCGGTACTAAGCTGAAACATGGAGTTGATATACGAAAAAATGTAACAGGTCACTATAACCATCCTGAAAATTTCATTCTGATTGATACAGATTATTTGTCTGCCATCGGATATAAGAAGCAGACCTTGGCATCAACTATATGCCACGAAATGTTGCACGTTGTAACATCGGACATCATCAACCTTTATCGAAAAGGTTATGGTGACTTACTGAATGACAGCCAAAGAAAGGCGGCAAAAGAGGTGGTTGATCTGTATGATAAAATCAATTCTTACTATGAGAGACATTTTGAGGGAGCAAAGCCTTATGCGCTAACAAATCCTGCAGAAATGATAACGGAGCTTGCAAATCCTACATGGAGAAGAATCGCAGCACAGATGCCTGTCGCAAAGGGATGGTTCAGAAAAATTGTTGCAGCCGTTAGAAATATGCTTGGTTTTCCTCCAAAGGTTAGTGCGCTTGACAGACTAGACAAGGCATTAGAGAACGTAATCAGGAATCTTGACTATGGTGTATTCCAAAAGGGCGCAGAACTCAACAATGAGATTGTCAATAGTAAGGTTACTGACCCTGAGTTAATCAAGCGACTGGAAGAGGAGCCTAAGATTAAGGTTTACCGTGCTATGCAGGTGATTGACGGAAAGCTTTATCCTCCTATGGCTGCATCGGTTGGCGGTAAGTTGGTTGAGGCTAACGAGCTTGGAGAGTGGATTCGTGCCGATGAAAACCCAGACTTGGCTATCCCTGATATTGACCCTAAGACTGGCAAACAGAAGGTTGATAAGAAGACTGGCGAACTGAAATGGAAGTTCAAGCTTGACAAGGGCGGCAGGGATGCCACCGGCAAGAAGGCAACAGATATAAATGCAGCCTACAATCCTTACTGGCACATGTCTCGCTCTCCATTGAACGACCAGTTTAAATCGGCTTGGATTCGTCCTAACATCGTTGTCGTGGAATGCGAAACACCTGTTAGTGAACTTTCTAGCGGCTACAAGGCAGATAGAGCCAAGGATGCCGTGGGCGAAGTTGACTGGAAGAGCGGTAGCGTAAGCGGCGAGGTGTTCAAACAGACTGGCAGGGCAAGAAAGGTTATCCTCTCTCGCTGGTGTAAGCCTGTTAGAGTGCTCAATGATGCTGAGGTGGCTCAGAAAGCAAAGGAGTTTATCGGCGATGCGAAGGTTGAGATTCCTGAGAATGTGCTGACTCCTAAGCAGAGAATTGCCTTTGAGGAAGCTGGATTTAAGATTGGTGCTCCTGAGAAGGGCGTTAAGAAGTCTGAGCAGATTATGGAAGCTCTGGAGAAGGGTCTTACTATTGACAATTCCGTTCTTCCTGATGATGGTGCCAAGTTCCGCACGGACCATGATGAAAGCAACTACCCTACTTCATCGGTTGAGAGCCATGTGGAGAAGGTGGCTCAGAAGACTGGCGCAAAGGTGAACATGGTTTCATCGGTTGATGAAATCACCAACAAGGCGGCTAAGGCTGCTATTGAAGAAGGCAGAAAGATAACTGGCTGGTATGATGAAAAGACTGGCGAGGTGCATCTTTACATGCCTAATATCCACGACAGATATACTGCCGAGAAGACTATCTGGCATGAGGTGGTTGGACACAAGGGAATGAGAGAATTGTTTGGTGATGAACGATTCGATAAGTTCCTTCGTGAAGTATGGTATGACTTGGATAAGCCTGAGAATGCGGCTTTGAAGAAGCTGGTGGATGAGGAGAGAAAGTTCAATCCTCTGAATATCTATGATGCCATTGAGGAAGGTATCGCGCGACTCGCCGAGGATGGCAAGGGTGAACCGGGCTTCTGGAATGGTATCAAGAATAAGGTATCTGATTTCCTTCATGAAATCGGTTATCGTGTTGCTCCTAATACTAAAGATGTGAAGTATCTGCTCTGGTTGAGCAAGAACTTGCAGAAGAATCCGAATGATCCTTATTGGAAGCTGAGAGCCGAGGCGGTGAAATACCGTCTCGACCATGAGCGTATGCCTGCTGTCGTGGCGCATGATGGCATGTTCTACGGAAATGACGGAAAGGTTAGAAGTATGGATAATCTTACCAAGGCAGAGTGGAATGAGGCTACAGATGGTGAGATTCACTTCCGTACTACCCCATCTGCCGGCACGGCACTTGACAGATACCACCGTTCGCTTGATGAACATGGCTATATGTTCACCGAGAGCTATATGGATAATATGCTTTCGTTGAAGAAGTTGATGAATGCGATTGTGCCAGACAAGAAGATTGAGGATATTGCTTCTTCTGAGAATCCTTATATACTGCAGAACACCATGCAGGGTGCGATGAGTGATGCGGCTCAGATGTTTGAGCGCAACGTGATGAAGCCTTTGGATAAGGCGATGGCTGACGTACTGGATGCCTTCGACGGCAAGAAGGATGATGAGAAGATTCGCAACTTCAATCTCTATATGATTACCAAGCATGGTTTGGAGCGAAACCGTATCTTGTATGTGCGTGATGCCTTGAAGTATATGCGCATGAACGAGAAGACCAAGAAGCTAGCTGATACTGTAGAGTTCGATTGGAACAACGAGAAAGCTACCCTTGACGAGAAATTGGAACGTGGAGACATCGACTTGAAGACTTATTATGAGCGCATGGACGATTTCATCCGTACCTACGTGGATAGTGACAATAAGTTTGATGCTGGCGAACATGACTATTCGGGTATTCACGCTATACAGGAAGTGGCTAAGTCTTCTGATCCTTACGATGATGCTGAGGCTATCGCTAGCGTGATGGATTCAGAAGCAAAGATGGAGAGTATCAAGAAGGGGTCTGTTAAGGACTATTGGGATAAGGTGAAGGCTGCCACCCAGTATTCTATTGATACTGACTATAAGAATGGTCTTATCAGCAGAGAGCTTTACGGTCATGTGTCTGATATGTTCAACTGGTATGTGCCTTTGAGAAAGTATGATGAGGCTACAGCAGAAGATACTTATGGCTACATTACCGAGCAGGGCGACCCGAAGAGCTATATCGGAAGCACGATCATGAGAGCGAGAGGACACAAGTACCTGAGCGAAACAAACGTACTGGCGCAGATTGGCGCGATGGGCAACAGAGCCATTAAGAATGGCGGTATGAACGCTATCCGTCAGGCATTTGCAAGATTCGTAAGAAACAACTCGAACAATAATCTTGTGACGGAGACTAGGGTTTGGTACGCCGATGACCCTATCACTCACACCACCGTGGAGCGTTACCCAGACATTCCCGAGGACGCTACGGCTGATGAAATAAATCAGATAGTAGCAGACTTCAATATGGAAATGAAGGATTTGGAATCAAAGGGGTTGGCGACAAAGGTATATCGAAGAGGAAGGATCGGCTATAAGTTCCAAAGAGCGGAGAATAAATCGCAGCATATCGTAGATGTGAAGATTGCCGGCAAGACCCATTCTTTTGTTATCAACGGAAATCCTAGAGCGGCGCAGGCGTTGAATGGATTGCTGGAGAACTCGGGCGCAAAGGGTATCATGAAACCATTGAGTTCTATTTCAAGAATGATGGCCCAGTTGTGTACATCATATAACCCTGAGTTCGTGATGCGAAACATCATGCGTGATGCGGAGTTTGCATCTAGCAACGTTACTTCCAAGGAGGGTGCAAGATATGGTGCGCTATGGGCGAAGTACTATGCACAGTTGGGCTTGTATAAGGGTGCTTCAAATATCAGCTTTAAGGATTTGAGCGGAACTACTGGCTTGGGCTTATTTGCCAAGTATCGTAACGGAACACTTGATACTTCTGACAAGGTACAGAGATATTTCAAGGAGTTTATGGAGAACGGCGGCGAAACCGGTTGGGTTCAGATCAAGAACATGCAGGACTGGACTAAGGAGTACAAGAAAGATGTGAAGAGTGAAAGAAGCAAGATTGACAAGGGCGGCGCTGCCCTTCGTGACTTCTTCTTTGGAAATCTGGCAAACATCAACGAGGTGGCTGAGAATATCGCCCGATTCGCTACCTACTGTGCGAGTCGAGACAGTAACCGCTCTATCATCCGTTCGGTTTATGATGCGAAGGAGGTATCTACCAACTTCAACCGCCATGGTAGCGGTGATGCCATCAAGAGTTTCAAGAACGGCGAAATGACTGGCGGCAAGGCGGCTGCAAGATGGGCTTACGGATTTACGGCTAGCTATCTGAGACATTGTTCTATGTTCTTCAATGCCGGTATTCAGAGTACAAATCTTCTTGTGAAGAACTTGAAGAATCATCCTGTGGGTACTTCTATCAATATGCTTGCCATTCCTTTTGCCCTCGGTGCGCTAGCTGCACTTGGTAACAATGTGCTGATTGCGAGTGAGGACGAGAAGGACAGAAAGGGAGTGAAGGACCCATACGGCGAGTTACCTGACTACGTGAGAAGAAACAATCTCTGCATCTACAAGGGCGGTGGCGAATTCGTGACGATTCCGCTTGCCATCGAATTGAGAGCCTTCTATGGTTTGGGTGACTTGGCGGCTGGCTTGACCTTCTCGCCAAACGTAAGCGGACAGAAGAATCCCGCCTTGGATGCTGTGGGCTGTATGTCGCAGCTTGTGCCGGTGATGGACTATCTCGGTAACTCTTCGGCTGGCAAGGAGCCATTGAATGAGACGATCAAGGCTATCTCTCCTTCTGCCCTGTCTCCTTTCGTGGAATGGGAGCTAAATACCGACTGGAAGGGTGCGCCGATTGAAAGACGTGGTGACTGGAATGAAAATTCCCCTGCTTGGCAGAGAGCCTACAAGGGCACGCCTGACGGGTATATGGCTGTAAATAAATGGGTGAATGCCCAGACTAACGATGTAGCCAAGGGTAATGAGGATATGCTGGGTAATAGTTTCCTGGATATGGTGACGAATCCTAGTATGCTGAATCACTACATCGGTGGTATCGGTGGCGGCGCTGCTACCTTTACTGAGCGACTTATCGGTGCTATCAAGCACGGAAGCGACACGGAAACCAAGGATATTCCTTTCCTTCGCTCTCTTCTCTATACGCCTAGTGAGCAGAGCAGCTTGCAGAGAACCAAGAGCAAGTGGTATAACTATAAAGACGAAATGGAAAAGACCATGGCCAACGTGGACCGCCTGAAATCGAAGAACGTTCCGATTGATAAGAGAATCACGAATATCGGTGAGTATTTCCACTTCCAAAACTCCAAGGAGGCTGCCAAGGTCAGAATCATCGAGCTGGCAGAGAAGCAGATGAAGCGATGGAAGAAGCTCAGAGATAAGTCTTCTGATACAGAGAGCATCAACTTCGCTAATCAGAATATTGACAGGATCATGATGGATGCTGTTGATGAACTGGATAGATTGGAATAAATAAAGAAAGGAGTGGGCGCAAGGCTCACTCCTTTTTTGTTTATAATCCTAATGCTTTTGTATGAGACATTTTGTTTTCTCCCTTTGTTAGCTTTATCGCATCTGATTCATAAAAGCATCTAGAGCAGAAGCAATCAAAGTAAGGTGTATAAGTATAAAACTTCACTTCATTTACGCTATACCCTTTCTTGATTAGAGGGCATGAACTATTCGAATGAATGGTTTGCTTGTGATTAGGTAAATCCCTTTCTATGTAAACGTAACCATCTAACCTAGTTGGCATGAAATGATATGCAACAACAAGAATCATCCCGAAAACTAATAATGCTAATACACGTACATGTAGCCTTTTAATTTTTTGAGCAAACCGCATATCATACATATCTGTCTTAGAAACTAATGCGCTATTATTAGTCTTACCCACCGTACATATACGATATAACGACAGACAGGCTAATATGAATAGCACGGCAAATACAATAATTGAAATAATTGTTTCCATACGCTATAAGCTTTATTTTTATGCAAAGGTAGGGATTTTTTTGATAGGTTGTATCGGGGTTGGGGGGATTTTTGCGTAGTTTAGACTTTTGCTAAATAAATGAGCAGGATGTGACTCAGCATAAAATGCTGAGGAACAGTGGCTTTGAGGGTGAAAACTTTATTTTGAGCATAGTTAGGCAGAGCCTCATCTTCTTCGTAACTTTGCACCAAGTTCAATAGTGAACGAAACGAATAAACTAATTTATTATGTCAGAATCTAAGACATACATCTTTGGTGAAAACCAAAACGGAGGTTCAAACGGAATGCTTGGACTTCTTGCTCCTCTGCTCCAGAAGCAGGGTGTAGATCCAAATGTGCTTCTCGCCATGAAGGGCAACAATGGCTTCGGCGGTGAAGGTGGTTGGTTCATGTGGGTTATCTTCCTCTTCTTCCTTATGGGTTGGGGCGGTAATGGCTGGGGTGGCTTCGGCAATAACGGTCGTGGTTGTCTTGCTAACGAGATTAACAACGACAATGGTCGTGCCCTCTTGATGGATGCCATCGGTGGCAATCGTAATGCACTCAGCAATTTGGCGACTCAGCTCAATTGTACCGAAGGTCAGATTCAGAATGCCATTTCTGCTTTGACTTCTCAGGTTCAGAGTGTAGGTAATCAGGTAGGTATGAGTGGCATGCAAACCATCAATGCTTTGCAGCAGGGTAACATGCAGATTGCTCAGCAGATTGCAAACTGCTGCTGCGAGAACCGCTTGGCTATCTGCCAGCAGACAGGTACCTTGCAGAATGCCATCAACAACGTGGCTGTAGGTCAGGAGCGTGGTTTCTCTAACGTAGCTTACGAAACCCAGCGCCAGACTTGCGATTTGCATAACGCCATCAAGGAAAGCACTCAGACCATCGTTGACGGTCAGAAGCAGGCTGAGATGCGCGAAATGCAGAACAAGATTGATTCTCTGCGTGAGGAGAACAGTACCTTCAAGGCTTCCGCAATGACTTCACAAATCGTGGGTCAGGCTGTAGCACCAATCAATCAAGTTCTGGCAGGTCTGCAGAACGAGGTAGCTGGCATCAAATGTAAGCTGCCGGAGACAGTAACTACTCCTTACAGCCCATTTACTGCGGTTCCTAACTGCGTGGCTTATCAGGCAGGTTTGTATGGACTGAATGCTGCCAACAATGGATTCTGGGGTTAAAGAAAGGAGGCTGCTATGTTATGGTTAAGACCTTATACATGGGTGAATCGTAACGGTTCGGCGGCTATCGCTTCTACTGGCGTGAAGGTGAATACTGCCGATGTGGTGTTCACCTTTAAAAACCACGCCTTCGTGAATGCCAGCTACAGAGGAACGATCTTCGTAAATCTGCGTCAGGCTATTCCGACTGGAACGACTGGTACGCTGCCTATCCTTTTCGAGACCAACGGCGTAACCCAAGCCGTAACCAAATTCAATGGTGAGGCGTTAACGGTTGCAGACGTGCCGGGAACTGGAGTTGTTCAGCTCTGGTTTGAGAGAGACACTAACACCCTTCAGCTAATGACGGGTATTGTTTAACAAACAGAATAGATAATAGGAGATTACATTATGTTTCAAGGTTTAAGAACAAATTCTTTATTCTATGTCCTAGATAAGGGCGAAAACCCGAACTTGCAGATTGGTCAAGTTGTTTCGGTTAGCAACCCTCAGACAAAATACCCTACATTCAATAATGGCTTCACGCCTCAGCCTATGGAAACAGTGGTTGATGTGAAGGTGAAGCTGAACGATGAAGAGGTGGATTTCAAGCAGCTACCTGCTAACGGACAGATAGCAAACGACAAGAACCTTGTGGTGAGCGACAACAAGGAAGCCATGAGTGCAGAGGTCGATACGATGCTGAGACAATCCAAGGCGATACTGGAGAGCGTAGATTACCACAAGAAAGTCGTTGATTCTTGTGAGGGAATGCTATTGCAACTCAACCCCCAGATTGCCAAGGAGAGGGAACAGACTGAGAAGATCAGCAAGCTGGAAGGCAAGGTTTCTGGCATGGAGGGCAAGCTCGACAAGATGATGGGATTGCTCCAACAGGCGATAACCAAGTAATCTCCTATCTATTCACTTTAAAAATCTTAAAATTATGATAATGGTTGAGATTACAGAAGACAAGTTTGATGGCTTGTATGAGAACGTGGAGAAGGGCTTGTGCTACTTGGATAAGGCGATGAACTGCCTGGGCGAAATGAAGCGTGAAGGCAGACGTGACCGATACGGCGAGCGCAACCGCATGCCCGATTACAGAGGTCGTGGAGGCAGAAGTGGTATGCGAGAGCATGAAGAGTACGACGACATGCGCCAACGTGACGACAGAGACCGTGGAGAACGTGATTATCGAAGCTACGGCGACGAGTATTAACTAACTTGGGGTTTGGTAGTGAAACAGTTTTCGTTACCAAACCCTTTTTAATATCAGAAAGATTATGGAAAGAAAATACAGACAATCTTTGAACGCCTACGATTATCAGCCAGAAGAAATGAGGGCTTACCTTCGCTACAATGGCTGGCACTTCAATAAGAAGATGTGCGAGTGGGCCGTGAAGCAGATGCGGAAGAATGGTAAGCCTATCCGCATGATGAGCAAGGAGGACATAGAAGACATTCTGAAGAAGAATAATATCGTGCTGGAGAATAATGTGGGCTACGATGCGGTTTACATCGCACACATGTGTCTGGCTGATTTCTACGGCTCGTCTATCACAGAAGAAAAGCAGATGGCCCAGTTCATTAAAGACTACGTGGATGATGAGGATCAGCAGGATGGTTTCATCTTCAACCGCTTCTATGCAGACACATCTTTCAATGGTGTGGGCATTCCTTGGGAAGAAATTCTTTAGTGATTAATTATTAAGTTGAATGACTGAGCAGGAGATATATTTGGAAAGGTATGACTGGACAGTGCATGTAATGTACAATGTTCATTCTAAGGATGCCATGAAGGTAAGAAGGCATCTTCGGGATTTGGGATGCAGCGGCATTCCTCTCGAAGATGCCTGTAATCTCGTGCTCGAAGGTGACGCCAATAGAGGGATAACCTATTCTAATGTTGATATAAGAAAAACGGTGGTTGTTATAGGATGGGCTACTTCAAAGGCTGAATACATGAATAGCCTCAGCCACGAAATGCTGCATGTGGTTCAGCATATTTCCGAACAGTTTTTGATAAATATGTATGGGGAGGAGGCTTGCTATTTGCTTGGTGGATTGGTGCAGGCTTGCTGCAAAAGAAAAGGGTGAATCTTTAGACTCACCCTTCTTCTTTATCTATATGGTTTACTCACTAGTGTCCCGTTAAAACGAGACGATTATTAAATAAGTTATTAATACTCAAAAGTTTACGGACTTTTTATAGTGTATTCGATTTGATTTTGTATCTTTGCACGCATATTTAAAATACGTGTGCGA